CTAGATTGAAACAATAATTATTAGGAGGCGAAACGATGGAAAATAAAAATCTTTTAGAAATTAGAGATTTAGAGATACAGTATGTAAAAGATGATGAAACAGTACATGCAGTTAATGGAATTAGTATAGATATAGCAGAAGGAGAAACATTAGGACTTGTTGGAGAAACAGGTGCTGGAAAAACTACAACAGCTCTTGGAATAATGAGATTAATCACAGGACCAACAGGAAAAATAAAAAGTGGTGCTATAACATTTAATGATAAGAGTATATTAGAGATACCAGAAGAAGAAATAAGAAAAATTAGAGGTAATGATATTTCAATGATTTTCCAAGATCCAATGACATCATTAAACCCAGTTATGACAGTTGGAGAACAAATAGCAGAAGTTATTGAAATACATGAACATATTGGTAAAGAAGAAGCTATGAATAAAGCTGCTGAAATGCTAGAATTAGTTGGTATTCCAGGGGCAAGAAAAAATGACTTTCCTCATCAATTTTCAGGTGGAATGAAACAAAGAGTTGTTATTGCAATAGCTCTTGCTTGTAATCCAAAACTTTTAATAGCTGATGAGCCTACAACAGCTCTTGATGTTACTATACAAGCACAAGTTTTAGATTTAATGACAGATTTAAAAAATAAATTTAAAACATCAATGTTACTTATAACACATGATTTAGGTGTAGTTGCACAAGTTTGTGATAAAGTAGCAATTATGTATGCAGGAGAAATTGTTGAATATGGAACATTGGAAGATGTTTTTGAAAATCCAAAACACCCTTATACTTTAGGATTATTTGGTTCTATTCCAAGTTTAGATGAAGAAAAAACTAGATTAGTTCCAATAAAAGGACTTATGCCAGACCCAACAAATCTACCTTCTGGATGTAAATTTAATCCTAGATGTCCTCATGCAGTTGAGTTATGTTCACAAAGAACTCCTGTTGTTACAGAAATTGCAAAAGGACATAAGGTACAATGTCTTATAGCAGAAGGTCTAGTAAAATTTAAAGAAAATTGGGAGGAAGAAAATGAGTAAAGTATTATTAGAGGTAAAAAATTTAAAAAAATATTTTCAGACTCCAAAAGGACAATTACATGCAGTAGATAATGTTAATTTTGCTATTGAAGAAGGTAAGACTTTGGGAGTCGTTGGAGAATCTGGTTGTGGGAAATCTACAACTGGAAGAACAATTTTAAGACTTTTAGAAGCTACTGATGGAGAAATAATATTTGAAGGAAAAAATATAAGAGAATACTCAAAAGCTGAAATGAAAAAAATAAGAGAAGAAATGCAAATAATATTCCAAGACCCATTTGCTTCATTAAATCCAAGAATGACAGTAAGTGAAATTATTGCGGAGCCACTTATTATTCATAAAAAATGTAAAAACAAACAAGAATTAAATGATAGAGTAAAAGAACTTATGGATACAGTTGGTTTAAGCCAAAGACTTGTAAATACTTATCCTCATGAACTTGATGGGGGAAGAAGACAAAGAATAGGAATAGCAAGAGCCTTAGCTTTAAATCCTAAATTTATTGTCTGTGATGAACCTGTATCAGCTCTTGATGTGTCTATACAAGCACAAGTTTTAAACTTGATGAAAGATTTACAAGAAAAATTAGGTTTAACATATATGTTTATAACACATGACTTATCAGTTGTAAAATATTTTTCAAATGATATAGCAGTTATGTATTTGGGAGAACTTGTTGAAAAAGCTCCTTCAAAGGACTTATTTAAGAATCCAATTCACCCATATACAAAGGCATTGTTATCAGCAATACCTACAATTAATATTAGAAAGAAAATGGAAAGAATTAAACTTGAAGGGGAAATTACTTCTCCTATCAATCCAGGTGTTGGTTGTAGATTTGCAAAAAGGTGTATATATGCAGAAGAAATTTGTTCAAAAGAATCTCCTAAATTAGAAAAAGTTGGAGAAGCTCATTTCTTTGCTTGCCATAGAGCAAAAGAATTAGGTTTTGTTGATAAAAAATAAGAATTAAAATAAATGAGACTATCGCAGATAAGAGCTTGTGGTAGTCTCATATTTTTATAAGATAATCAATGATATGAAAAAAGCAATTAATCAAATATAAAAATGAAAGAAATCCTAATAATTAGATAAGTTATTAGGATTTTTTATAGAAATTAAATTAGCACTAAATATAATCTTAATAATTTTAATTATCACTATAATGCCCTTTACATTGTAAGATAACTATAAAATCATTTTCTAATTTATAAACTAATCTATCTTTGTCATTGATTCTCCTACTATATAAGCCCTAAGGTTATTAGTTAGTTTATTCCATTTAGCACACCGTTTCTTTCAATAGCTTTTATTAATTCATTTATTTTCTTTAATGTTTTCTTATCTTGAGTTTGAAAATATAAATATTCTTCCCAGGCTTGAATAGAAAAACTTATTTTCATTATTCCATAGCCTCCAATTCTTCAATACTCTTCATAATTATTTTACCTTCTTTTACTTCATTTATTGAATTTTGTAAGGCACTTATATTTTCAGCTGAATAAAATGGGTCTATTGATACACTAAAAGGGATTCTCTTTTCTCTTGTTAATTTTTTTGCAAATATAGTAAATGCAGTTGTAATATTAATACCTAAATCATTACAAACAATTTCCATTTCTTTTTTCAAATTTTCATCTATTCGTATATTTATTAATTTCATTGACATTTTTACGACCTCCTTTATTATCTTTATATTTGAAAAGTCAAGTTTTAAATAAAAACTCCAAATGACTATTGGAGTTCAGTTAAATCTATTTAAAAGTTAATTTTTTAAGTTTGCTAAAATAATTGTCAACAAATTATCAACAAAAAACTGTCAGAATACAAAAAAGCCCTCAACTTTTTTCAAGTTCGGGCTTTTTTGTAGAAATTAAACTATTTTTAAAATATGATTTCTAAATAGTGCTAAATACTATTAATTCAAAATTTAAGTGTAGAATAAATTGACTTAGTTTGAATTAGATGTTAACAAAGTGCAAACATTTTAATGATAACTATATATTTTATATACTGTTATTTTATATTTCATCCACTGCCTCTTTTAACTTTTTAAGATTTTTATGAACATAAACTTCTGATGTAGTTTTATAGCTAGAATGTCCTATCATTTTTATAACTGCATCTTTATCTGCAACATTATCTGATAGAAGTGTTGCGAATGTGTGTCTTGTATCGTGCAAACTATGATATGATAAACCCATATCTCTAAACAGAATTCTGAAATGATTATCAAAAGAATCATAATCATACTCTAAACCATCATATCTTTGCCATAAAAACTTATCCTTGCTAAAATATCTACCTCTAAAAAGTTCAATGATTTTATCTGCAATAGGGACTTTTCTAACTCCAGCTTTACTCTTAGATTTTTCAACTTCAAAATAAAAATCTTTTAAATAAATATTTTTTCTATTTACTTTTAATAGTTCTCCTATTCTTAATCCTGTATAACATAAGATTAAAATTATATCTATTATTTTGTACTTATCTACTTCATAATTGTATAGATTATTCCATAAAGCATAACTAAATGGTCTTTCTCTATCTCCAGTCTTGTTACCTTTTTCCTGAACTGGAAGCTTTAAAAACTTAGCATAGTTCTTAGTAGCCATATCATTTAGAATTGCAAAGTCCCAAATATTAGACCAGAAACTTCTTAGTAATCTTAATGTGCTATTAGTTAAATCCAAACTATAGAAAATATTTTGTAGCATAATACCATTGATTTTAGCTATTTCTAATCCATATAATTTTTTACTTCTTTTAAAATTAGTTTCATAATTACCTTTTGTTCCTGGTTTAACATCTTCTTTAGACTTTAGCCATAATCCGTATATCTCTTCAAATGTTATTCCTTTTCCTTTCTTTTTAGTAATTTTTACATCAGTATTTTCTAACATTTCAAGATTATTTGTGAACATAGCTAGTTTATAAGTTTCTGCCTCTTTTTGCGTTTTAAAACAAGCTATAAAATCTCTTTTATATCTTTTTTCTTCTATACTATAATACTTAGGGCCTAAATAAGCCCAAGGTTTTCTCCTTTTACCTGATAATTTAAAAACAGTACCCATTCCATTTGCAGCTCTCATAAAAAAATCACACTCCTTTATTTGCATAATAAAAATGAGTGTGATATAATTTTAATATCTGAATTACAAAGAGTATCACACTCTTAAAGCCTTTTAGTTGTTGGTAGCAACTGAGAGGCTTTTTTGTTATTTTAATAATTATTTAGGCTAAAAAGTCTAATTTCCCCAGTAATTCTTTGTCTTAATCCATCTATAATAATTTCAATTAAATTATCAACATTATCTTTTCCCATTAGATTATAAACTAATTTTTCATCTGCCAGTTTATCTAAATCATCAGTACTAACAACAGTTTTCTTTTCATACATTTTAAATATTTCTTCAGTCCTTGTAACTGCATCTAAATAATCATTTTCATTTTTATCACTTTCAGCATATTCTATCCATATATCACTTAATTCTTTTTTAAATACATCCATTGTTTCTAATCTTAATTTTAAGAAAACATGGTTAATATCAAAACCAAGAGCGATTAATTCTTTGGCATAATTAGATACTGAAATAATAAAAACTACTTTTAAATAATCAAGATTATTAACAGCTTTATAATATTTTTCTCTAACAGATTCGGTTTTAGCTTTTCTAGCAGCTCCTATTAAATCTTCACAAACAATTAGAGAGTGCTCTACAATATTTGTAGATAAATCTTTCATAATCTCTTTTAAAGAATCTTCATCTTCTGCTCCTAAGGCATTTAATCTAATATTTTCCTTGACTCTATTTTCCATAAAATTTCTTGTTTCTTCTTTACCTCTCCCCACTCCCCATAACCTTGTAGAATAACCTGTTGGAGCATTAGGCATATTATACTCTTTCAATTTTAATTTCATATTTAGAGCCAACCCACATTAAAACACAACTTCTTTTTTGTTCATATGTAAAAAAATTTAAGGGTTTTGTACCATAAAAATTAGATAAGTCCATTTTCATCTTCTCCTTCTTCTATTTTTAAAATTAAGCTATCATCTAATATTTCTTCTAAATGTTTTTGATATTTCTTTAAATTTTTTAATGTTGTTTTTATTGGATTTTTTATTTTATTTTTTACATTAGTATCATCTGTTATTAATGTATCAAGTATTAACATTTTTCCCTCTAATTCTTTGTTGAAATCTATTAAGACTCTATTTATAGATGCTATTTTAGAAAAAATATTATTTTCATTTCTCATCATTTCATAAGTTTCTAATACTTCTTTTTCAAATTCATTAATTTCTTTTTTAGAAAGAAGAGAATTAATATAATTTTTAAGGTTTTCAGGAATAGTTTTAATTCCTTTTTCATATAAAGAAATTTGACTTTGGCTAGTTTTTAAAATTTTTGCAAAATCTTTTTGTGTCATATTTAATTTTTTTCTAATTTTTTTTAAATTATTTTCCATCTTCTCTCCTTTCAAAATATTTTAAAATATTCTATATTTATATTTTGTATTATATAACAATATTAAAATAAAGTCTAAAATATTTTAAAATATTTTATTTGTTTCGATTATAATTTTCCTAGTTAATTTGAAAAGTTGAGAGAAAATACTAAAAAGAAATAAGTTGTTATTTCTTATGCTTTCACGAATAGTTTCAAGATTTTTATTTTCTGTATCTTTATACCATCTAAATTTAGAAAAATATTTTCTAAAATATTTTATTGTATTCTGCATCTCTAATAATTCATCATAAGTGATATTAAAATAAAGATTAGGATAATAATCTTTATCTTCATATATTTTATCTTTCTTGAAATCTTTTGATAAAAAATAATAAAAAGGACAATTAGTCATACTAAGTAAAACTTCAACTTCTTAGTTGTTGGTAGCAACTAAGGGGCTTTTTTTGTTTATTTATATCCTTTTTTACAAGGTGTATATCCCCTAGCTTCTGCCTCTGCTCTTTCAATAGGAATTATCTTTTTAGCTCTAGCTAAACCAGGACAATTTTTGCTAGGATGATACTTTTTACCTGTTGGTGTAATATAGACTATTTCTGCTAAAACTCCAACTGATAAAATTAAAAATAAAATTGCAATAAGTTTTTTCATAAATAATACTCCCCTTTTTTATGTTTAAAATACTAATTAATAAAATTTATACTCCTAATAATTCTTTTTTCTTTTTATCAAATTCTTCTTGATTTATAATACCTTGATCCAACAAATTTTTAAATTTTAATATTTCATCTGCTGCACTAATCTGGTTTATTGTAGGTGCAGGACCACTAGCATTATTTTTAGCTTGATTAATATATCTTTCAATTTCATCAAGATAACCAGAAGGCATAGAATAAATTACTTTCCCTGAATTATCCCAAATTTCTAACTCTCCTGTTAGCATACCTTTCTTTTTAGAAATGCTATTAATTTTATCAATACTCATAGAAACAGAACTAACACCAGATAAAAAAGCAATTTTTAAAAAACTAACTCTCTTAGAAGTTAATAAGAAAGTACCATCTGTTTTTCCTTCTTTAGCTTGACAAAAAAATAAAAGTTCTTCATCTTCTTTAAGTTCAGAAATTATAGAAGTAAAATATTTTTTACTTTGTAAAGGTGGAAGTATTATCCCTTTACTTTTTGCAAAACTTTTTAATTCATCAACAGTCATAAACCCCATCTCCTTTAAAAATATTTTTATATTTTATTTGGTAAATACAACCAAATATCTTCCCCAAATAAACTCATATATTCAAATTCATTATAAATATTATCAATTTTTTTATTGATTGAATTTTTAAATAATGCAATTAAATTATCATTTTCTTCAACTATGTAATATTTCCAATGAGTACTGAAATGATTAGAACAATATTCAGAAACTTCTTTACTCATATTAAAAAAATATCTAAATAAATCAGGTAATTTTAAATCATTGTTATTAATTTCAATATACATATATAAAGCCAAAGGTAAAGGTGAGCTACAATGCCTTGCAAAACAATTAGCCTCTTTTTCCTTTATTTCGTTATACCTTTCACCATCACAAAATATATAACTATATTCTTCTTTCAAATGTTCTAAAAAGTAATGTCCTAATTCGTGAAAAATAGTCCATTTAATTATATATATTGAATCTTCTTCATTGTAACAAAGTATATATTTCTTTTTTCCTTTCTTTTTTAAGAAACCTCTATCACTTTCAAATTGACATTTTATTTCTTCTATTGACATACTAGGATGCTTTTTTTGAAGTTCTTTAGCAAATTCTGTATAAGTTTTTAATTCTATGTTATTTATCTTTTTTATAATTCTAAAAGGATCTATTGGTAAAACCCCATCACTATATTTTAATAAGACTTCATAAGCCTTTTTTTGTGCATAATTATATTGAATATGAGAATTTGTTCTAATCAATTTAATCACCTTGATTTAATTAATCTTCTTCATCTTCAACATTTTCATCAAAGTAACTATCTATTAAAGCCTCAACTATTTTTCTTTTGGCTTCATCAAGTTTACTATATTTATCAAAAACTTTTTTATCTCTTGCAGCAGTTTTAACTTGATTTTGAGAATTTTTTTTATCTCCTAAAAGTTCATCAGCTTTTAGATCCAAAACATTACAAATAATTTGAAATTTATCCAAAGGGATATTAGTTTCCATTGTTTCATATCTTTGTAATGTAGAAGGACTTATACCTGTTTTTACAGATAAGTCTCTTAATGAAAGTCCTAAACTATCTCTTTTGTTTTTTAAAATTCTAACAATTTCTTTAATTTCATAAGGCATTTACTCCACCTCTTTTGTTTTTTATATAAGTTGATTATACAATTATTTTTTCATATTTGCAACAAAATTTTAAAAAAAATAAAAAAAAGTTTCAAAAATGGGTTGACAAAAACAAAATTCTATTTTATACTTGTTTCATATAAGGGACAAAAAAAGGAGGCGAGATATTGAATACTTTAAAACTAAAAGGGAAAATAGCTGAAAAAGGTAAAACACAAATTGAACTAGCTAAAATATTAAATATTTCTACTCAATCATTTAATGCAAAATTAAATGGAAGAGCAGTATTTGATATTGAAGAAGCAAAGAAGTTAATAGCTGAACTTCAAATAGAAAATATAAAAGAAATTTTTTTTGATTAATTAGTCCCATATTTGAAACAAAAATGAGCTAAAACTACTTAGGCGATAGGATATTAAGAAAGATAAGTTAATTAAAAATTAATAAAGACTATCAAATCCCTAAGCTTTGATAGTCCTTACCTAAATTTTTTAACTTTTTACATTTTGCAAAGTTAAATTAATTTTACCTTTACTAGCACAGAGAACTGGTTTTCAAATCTAAAATTAATTTTTCTTAGAATTTCTTAGGGCAATTCTTTCTATGGAATGTCCTATCACTTAAGCAGTTTTAGTTCTGCTAATTTAAAGCCGATAGCTGATAGGGAAAAGGTTAGTGACCTATTCAAAAAGAACTGGCATAATCAAAAGGGCTTTCAAGAAAGACCACCTCCAATTTTGCCATAAAAGGCTTGATTTTATTTTAACACAAGACGATAAAAATTACTATTAGCAAAAAAAAGAAAGGAGGGCTATGGAAGAAAAACTTATTGAAGAAATTAAAAAAAGAAATCAATTAAATGAAATGGAATTAAAAACAGAAGTAGCAGATATGAAAAAAGAATTAAAACGCTTATCAGCAATAATTTTTGTAAATACTATAACTATTTCAGTTTTAGCCACTGCTATTTTAATTTCAATTCTTAAATAATGCTATTACTAACAAAAAAAGGAAAGGAGGAGTATGAAAATAAAAATATTAAAAAAAGAAAACGAAGTCTCAAAAGTAGAAATTGATGGTAGAGAATACAAAAATATTTCAAAAGTAGAAATAAAAAATGATTACACATCAAACGGAATAAATGAAAGTGTAATCATTGAGTTTAAAGATATATCACTTTTGGAAATATCCACTGACAAGTGAAGAAATAACATTTACGGCTATCTGTTTCACTGTATCCAGAGAAGAAGCTCCAACTTGTTTAGAAATTTCTTTAGTTTTATTCCAAACATTTTCTTCTCTTATATCAGCTAGAAATAAATGACCTTGTGCTGATAGATCATAAACTGATGACATCCCTATACATATAGAAGCTTTTAAAAGTCCAAGTTCATCAGCAATATCTATATGATATAAAAGAGTTTTATCATCATATTTAGCTATAAAAGGAAGTCCTGAATCTTCGTTATCATCATCAGAATCACGATAGACAGTAAAAGGAGTTTCTTCAGCTTGTAATAATATATCTCTAATGCAATCAACATCCATTTTCATAATAATCACCTCCCTAAAAAAATTATAACATAGTGGAGGGAATAAAAGGAGTGATGTATGGAAAAAATTGAAGAAACAATAGAATTTTTAAAAGTATTAGAAGAAGAAATAAAAAAATTAAAAGATGTTATTCAACAATTATTAGAAGAAAATCAACAATTAAAAAAAGAAAATGACACCTTAAAGATGTCATTAAACAAATAGTTATGGAGTTGTGAAAGTGGTAGCTTCTTCTACTGTTAATTGATACTCAATGAAATAAAGAAGAGCATGAATAAATTGTTTCATATCTTTAATATCTTTATCAATATGTTTTCTTACATAATGAGTTTCATCATTTCCAATCCAAGTTGAAGCAGTAGCAAGATTTTTAATTTTTTCATCTGAAATATAAGTTGAGATACATTTTCCTAAAAGAATATTTTCAATTTCTGCTTTTTTATCAGGATTTAAATGTATACAGAAATCTTTTACGAGAAATTCAAGGGCTTTTCTATATCCCATACCAGCTATTTCATTTAGTGAATAGCTTTCAGCAGTATTTGCTTGATTATAAATATTTTGAAACATAGGAGAAAGATTAGCAATTTTTTCAGAGAATAATTTATTTTCAGGATAAACTGGTTCACATGTTTCAAGGTTAATAGCAAACCAATTTATACTTTTATTAATTATTGTATTTTGTATTAAATTTCCAAAAGTTGCAATAAAAGAAGATGAACAATGATTACAATACATAAAAATTTCAACTTTTCTTTTATCAGTAACAATAGCTTTTGAAAAATTATGTACAAATGGAGCATGGCATTTAGGGCAATAATCTGGAATATCAAACTCAATATCTGAAAGTTTAATTTCTGATTTATTTAAAAAATAAAGATCTGTAGTAGCAGATTTCATAAAATAACACCTCACATATAATTTTTATTTAAATTATATCACAAATAGAGGATAAAAGAAAAAGGAGAAAAATAATGGAAGATTTATATTTTAAAGATGAATCTACAAAAATAATATTTGCTTTGGTGGAATTACCAGGAAAAATCCAAATGGATTTATTAGGAATAGGAAGAATACATTATATAAATTCAGATGTTTCTAAAAAATGGTATACAGAAACAAAAGAAAAAATAGCTAATTCTAATCATCCAAAATTAGATGAAGCTATGGAAGTATTAGAAAAATTATATAAAGGTATGAAATAAGGAGGATTAAAAATGAACTGTAAAGAATTTAAAAGACTATTAGGAAAAATACAATTTCCATCAACTGCAAAACTTGTAGATGTAGTAAATTTAATGAAAGAATATCAAAAGTTGGAGGCTAAAAGTGGAATTTAAAAAGGCAAGTTTAAAAGAAATTATAGTTTATAAAATTAAATGGTTTCTAAATTTACTAAATGAATTGGTTCAAAAAATCAAAAAAATTGACTTAAAGAGGTGGAGAAATGTTAAACCAAAAAGGAATTATGAAAATAAAAGAAAGTATTTTTAAAAATCACAAAATAGTGATTGCTTTCAATAATAATACAGAAGAATACTATGGATATGTGGTAATGAATAATGATGATGATATTCATAAAATAAAAGCAACTGAAGAAACAAATCATTTTATTGATGAATTTAATACTGAAATTATAGGTTTTAAAAGCAAAGATATAAGATGTAATAATTTTACATACTATGAAAATGCTTGTATGGATATAGTTGTACAATTAACAATGCCTATTAATTGAGGAGGTCATATGGGAAATTACAAAATAACAGTAGATGAAGCAGTAGCTCTATCAAATGGAGAATTAAATAAAGATGATGTTTATAGCTTAATTCAAGCTAATGAAGTTCCAGGTTGTATTTATGTGAAAAAGAATGAAGAAAAAGAAAGAGGAAAATATTTAATATTAAAACCTCACTGGTTAAACTTTTTATCTGGAAAAAGCTATAAAAAAGAAAAAACATCTGCTACTACCGACCAAAGTATTACAGATGTTTAAGTTAAAAGATTCAAGTATTCAACTTTTTTGATACTTGAATTATACATTAAATTTTAAATAAATTCAAGGAGGAATTAAATGGAAAAACAAAATAAAAATTTATTATTGACTTTTATTGAATTAGCAACAGAACAAGGAATTTTAAAAGATGGTATCACAGAACATAAGAAGAAAATATTTAATCTTATGAATGAGGTTGAAGAAAATTATACAGGAGAAAAGAAAGTATTTGTACAACTTGAAAGAGCCATTATAGATATAATAGAACTAACTCAACATAAGTATTTTGAATATGGAAAAATAGGAAACACTATTGATGAAGAATATAATCTTGGTAATTATGATCCATTTGAAAGAATTGGTGAAACAGTAAAGGAGTAAAAAAATATGAATGAATTAATAAAAATAGAAGTTAGAGATAATCAACAATTAGTAAGTGGTAGAGAACTTCACAAGTTTTTAGAAGTAGGAACAGAATATATGAAATGGTTTAGTAGAATTATAGAGAAATATAATTTTATTGAAAATAAAGATTTTACCGTAATCGTCAAAAATGACGAAGACGATACAGCTTTTGGTGGAATAAGAAAAAGCACAGACCACTTAATGACATTGAATATGGCTAAGGAAATTGCAATGGTATCTAACACAGAAAAAGGAAAAGAAGTAAGAATATATTTTATCAAGTGTGAAGAGGCTTGGAATAGTCCAGAAATGATATTAGCAAGGGCTAATCAAATTCAATCACATATGATAGAAGATTATACAAAAAAGATTGAATTACTAGAAAATAAGGTAAAAGAAGATAAACCAAAGGTATTATTTGCTGATTCAGTTGCAACTTCTAAAACTTCAATATTAGTTGGAGATTTAGCAAAAATAATAAAACAAAATGGAGTTGATATAGGTCAGAAAAGATTATTTACATGGTTAAGAGATAATGGATTTTTAATAAAAAGATTAGGAACTGACTATAATATGCCAACTCAAAAATCAATGGAGTTAGAATTATTTGAAATAAAAGAAACAGCAGTAACACATGCAGATGGACACACAACTATAAATAAAACTCCAAAAGTTACTGGTAAAGGGCAAATATATTTTATTAACAAATTTAAGGAAGCTTAGTTTTAAGCTTCCTAACAACCTATAAATTAAGATATGGGAGGGAAATAATGAGATTTTCAACAACACTAAACAATCAAAAATGTATGGAATGGGAAATAAATGCAACACAAGGAATATTGGTAGCATTGCTATATGAAGCTAATGCTTGGGCTAATGAAGAAATAATTGATAATAAGACTTATTATTTTGTTTCAAGAAACTTAATATTAAAGGAATTACCAATGTTTTTTGAAAAAGCTGATACTGTGTATAGAAATTTAAAAGTATTAGCAGAAAAAGGAATTATTGAATATATAAAACATAAGGGAATGGACTTAATAAGATTAACAGAAAAAGGTAAAAGTTGGAATTTTTTAGAAAATAATATTGAAAATAACTCGGAAAAAAATCCGAATTTTGATAGTAACTCGGAAAAATCTCCGAGCAAATTCGGAAAAAAATCCGAAAATAACTCGGAAAAAAATCCGACAAATAAAGATACTAATATAAAAAAAGATATAAGTAAAAATAATAAAGAAAAATATAAAAAAGAAAAAAAGCAAAATGAAATCCAGGAGTTTATAAATAATCTTGATAGAGATGAAGAATATAAAGAACTCTTATTTAAGTATGTTGAATATCGTAAGAATATTAAAAAACCACTTAAAACAATAGTTCCTATGAAAAAGATTTTAAAAGATTTTCCTGATTGGTTTAGCTTAGATGAAGCTATTAACATTGCTATGGAAAAGGAATGGCAAGGATTAGAGCCAGAATGGATAGCAAAATATAAACAATCTAAAATTAGTAACAACTATGGTAATAAAATAGCTGAAAGTAAAGATACTAGCCATTTAAAAGTTGATGATGATTATTTAGAACAAATGAAAGAGAGGTACGGATTATAATGACTAATCAAGAATTTAATGCAGCATTTCAGCCATTTTTAGATTATTTTCCAACTAGGGAAATGTCAAAAGAAAAAATAAATATATACTATCTAGCATTATCAAATTTAACAATGGATCAGTTAAACAGTGCTTTTATTTCTATGGTTAGAAATAGAGTATATAAAAATTTTCCACAAGTTGCTGAAATAATTCAATATGCAACAAATACAACTGAAAGTGAATTAGATGACAGAATTGTTTTAGCAAGACAAATTATGAAAAATGCTATTGTTAGATATGGATATTATAGTTCAGTGGAATTTGAAGATAAAGGTATTCACGCAGTTATAGATGCCTTAGATGGTTGGCAAAAAGTATGCTCAATGTCTGCTGATGAATTAGAAAAGTTTTTAACCTTTGAATTTCCTAAAATTTACAAGGCTTATAGCAGAAACAATTATCAAGTAACAAAATCTTATATTGGTTATCATGATGCAATGAATGGAGTACCAAATATAAATATGATTAGTTTTAAAAATATGGGTAAGGGTCTAGAAAATATAAATAATAGAGTTCAAAGTTTGAATTATAAAAATTCACTTTTGGAAGATAAAGACAGGGAAATAAAAAAATTGAAAGATGTTATAGAAAAACAAAAAAATAAAAAATAAATTTATAGAGGATAATATGAATAAAAAAATTTTAGATGTATGCTGTGGTAGTAAGATGTTTTGGTTTCAGAAAAACAGAAGTGATACAGTGTATATGGATAATAGAGAAGTTGAAGATGTATTATGTGATGGGAGAAAATTAGAAATAAAACCTGATGTAGTTGCAGATTTTAAAAATATACCTTTTGCAGATAGCACTTTTAAATTAGTAGTTTTTGACCCTCCACATCTAATAAAAGTTGGAGAGAAAAGCTGGTTAGCTAAAAAGTATGGACATCTAGGTAATAACTGGAAAGAGGATATAAAACAAGGTTTTAAAGAATGTTTTAGAGTTCTTGAAATTAATGGAATATTAGTTTTTAAATGGAATGAAGAACAAATAAAATTATCAGAAATATTAAAATTGACTAATGTTAAGCCTCTTTTTGGTAATAAGAGAGCTAAGACACATTGGTTGATATTTATGAAAGAGGAGCAGATAAATGACTTTTAAACAAGCAGTAGAAGAAATAAAAAAAGGTAATAAAGTAAAGCACAAAAGCTGAGATAGTTTAATGGTTACTGAATTTTCTAATAATATAGTTTGTCTTGAAGATAAAAGAAGTTATTACTATCCTTATGATTTAGAAGATTTTATAAATAGTTTTATGAAACTTCAAAATGGTTGGGTGTTTGTTAATGACAAGGAATATAAAGAATTTTTTCAATAATTGGAGGCAATAAATGATTAGATATGATATAGAAATAAGATATATGTTGAATGGTGCAGAAGAAACTAGAAATATGTATTATAAAGCTATTGATGTTTTAAATGATGAGCAACAAGAGGAAGTTGTTCAGGATTTTATAAATGGTTTAAAAAGTTTTTATGGTATCAGTACAATTTTAGAAACTCATATCTGGGAACATGGTAAAGATAAAGAAAAGATTAATTTAAATAAACTTAAAAACTATAAAGCATTAGCTTATGCAAGTCCAATAGCTCAACTTAATAAAGTAAAAGAAGAGTACCAAGAATTATTAAATGAAGTGGAGATAAAAAATGATGAATTTAGATATGTAAAAGATAGAGATAATTTTATTTCAGAAGCATTAGATTTAGCAACTGCTACTGTAAATTTATTACTATTATGTAAAGTATCAGATGTTGATTTTAATAAACATATAGAAAAATTAAATACTTATAGAAATGGAAAATATAAGAAATAATAGAGGAGTTTGTTATGAAAAAAATATTTAAAATACCATTAGAAATAGATGGTAAAAATTGGAGTTTAAATAAAATATATGCAGGAGTTCATTGGGCAGTAAGAAGAAAAGATAAAAATAATATAAGATTACTCGTTAGAAGTATTATAGGGATGAAGAAACCTTTTAAAAATCCAGTTTCAATTAAAATGGCTTTTAATAGCGGTTTAGATGTTTCTAATCATGGATATATTTTTAAATTAATAGAGGATGCTTTGGTAAAGTGTGGGGTTATCCAAAATGACAGTTATAAATATGTTCAATGCAATATAATGACAATTCAAAAGTCCTTTAAGGGTGTAATAGTAGAAGTTGAGGAGATATAATAATGATAACGGAAGATATGAAAAAAGCAATACAGAATGAAGTTAAAAAGCAACTAGGAGTATTAAAAGAAAAAGATGGAGAAAAGAAGGTGCTAACACCATATCAAAAAACTATAAAATTATTAAAAAGTTATAGATATTATAAAAATAGAATAGAATATTTAAAAAATAATTTAGATAATATTGAAATTAAGAAAAAATACTCTATTGGAGAAATAAAAGCAGTTAATAATAATAATTTAAGTGAAATGGAAAGAAAGGAAATAATAAAAGAGGAAAGATTAAGAGAAATAGAATTTTTTGAATATGGAATTAATTTAATAGATTATGGGTTATCCTCAATAGAAGAGGAAAAATATAAGGAGATAATACCATTAATTTATTTTGAAAAATTAAGAATGGAAGATGTTGCAGAAAAATTTAATGTGGATACTTCAACAATTAAAAGAAATAGAAATAAGTTAGTTGAAATTATGAGTTTATCAATATTTGATAGTGAGATTTTAAAGGATTTAATAAAAAATATTTTTTAAAAATGCACCTAATTTGCACCTTTTTTGCCCTTGTAATGAACTTTTATATGTTATATAATGTTAATATATGAAAAGTTTAAATGAAAGTTTAAATTTTTTGTTTCTCTCCCCCCAAGAAGAGATGAGTTATTGACTTCTCATAAAAAAGTCTTTTTTATTTTGTGAAAAAGATGTATAATAAAATAGATAAAATTTTATTTTTTAAAAAAAATATGTTAATATATAATATTAAATTTTATCTAAAAGGGGAGGAAGGATTATGGGAAACTTTTATGCTGTAGAAGTTGCAGAATATATTATTGGATATGCCAACCAAAAAAACTATTCAATAAGCAACTTAAAACTACAGAAAATTTTATATTTCACACAAGCACAATTCTTAGTAGCTTTAGGATATCCTTGTTTTATAGATGTTATTGAAGCTTGGGATTTTGGACCAGTTGTAAGAAGTGTATATAATCAATATAAAAGATATGGAAGTGCAAATATTTATTTAGGAAATATGAGTTTAGAAGCCAAAATGGAAGAGTTGGAAAAATCGAATATTCAGCTAGTTGTAGATAGATGTGCTAATTTTTCAGCAAATCAGCTAGTAGAGATAACTCATAATCAAGATCCATGGAAAAACGCATATAAAAGAGATGGTATTATATATAATGATGAAATTAGAAGTTATTTTGGGTGATAGATATGGATAAAATTTCTAATTTTGATATACAAATTATAGAAATACAAAAAGGGAATACTTTAAATCAAAAACCTGGAAAAACAGAATGGGATAAAATGAGTGAAGCTATGAAGCAATTAGTGGATCTCTTTTTCTTAGAAAGAAGTATTTTTAAATCAAAAGACCCTCTCGATATATTAAAAAAATATATAAAAGAACATGATAGGCTTTTATATACTGTTTTAAGCGATGCAATTTATGAAAGTTTTATAAAAACTGAAGAAAAAGAAGCTTTAATTTTAGGAAATATAGATTATCTTTTAGATTTATGCAATAAAGACATTGAGGAGAGCTCTAATCTAAGAAATAAAAAAGAATTACAAAATAAAAAAATCGCAAGAAAAGTAGCTTTAAAAATTAAAGATCATACTAATTTAGCAATAAGACAATATCGTAGTTTAAAACAAACAGATGAAGAGTATAATAGAAAATTTAAAGAGCAAATTGGAGTTTTTAAAGAAAAATTAACACAAGATATAACATCCCAGTTAATAACCCTAGTAGGAATTTTTACAGCAATAGCTTTTGTTGTGTTTGGTGGAATTTCATCTTTAGGCTCTATCTTCTCAGATATTAATAAAAAATCTATCATAAAATTAATAATTTCTTCAAGTATTTGGGGAATAGCAATGTTTAATTTAATTTTTGGGTTTTTATTGGGAATTTCAAAAATGACTGGATTAAATATAAGTAGTAGTAATTCAAGAGATTTTATAAAAAAATACCTTTTAGTTTTTTGGATGAATGCAATAATGATAACAATTTTGGTAGTATCTTTATGGTTGTATTTTATGTTTAAGTTAAGGATATTAGAGGAGTTATTTTTTCCTATGTATAAAAGACTTTTATTCTTTTTAAGTGGTATATTTATTATAATAACAACATGTTGCACTTTTAGGTATTTAATATCTAAAACAAAAATTTTAAAATAAGAGATTTGAATTAAGAGAACTCAAAAGGTTCTCTTTTTTTATTTCAAGAGGTTAATTATGTTAATGAAGATATGTGGTAAGTGTGGAAAGAAAATAGGAATAAATGAAGTATGCAGCTGCACAAAAGAAAGGCATAAGGTATATGATAGAGAGTACAGAAATAAAGACAACGCAGAGTTTTATCATAGCAAAGCCTGGAAGAGTATGACTGCACTATGTAAGTTAAAAGCAAATGGCTTAGACCTATATGAGTTAGTTATAAATAATAACATAGTTAAAGGTACTCTCTCACATCATATAGATGAGTTAGAAGAGGCAAGAGATAAAGCCTTAGATATTAATAACCTAATATGGATAAGTGATAAAACACATAGCTATATCCATTCAGAGTATAATAAAAATTTAGAAAGTAAAAATAAAATGAAAGAAGTTTTATTTAATATTATAAAAAATTATTACAAGTAGGGGGGAGTCAAAAAAAGTTTTTGGTCTTTGGGTTGGAAACCGCTTCCCCTCTTTTTTCTGGAGAAAATGCCAGAAATGAAATTTTCAGTTTATGGAGGTGAAAAAATATGGCAGGAAGAAGTAGAAAAATTATTGATATAAGTTCAGGAAAAATTGGAAAAGAAAAAATAAAAGCTAGGCAAGAACAAGAGAAAAAATTGAAAATAGATAGAGATAATTTAATTGCTCCTGGTTGGTTATCTAAAGCTGCAAAAGAAGAATTTGACAGAATAGTTTTTGAAGCAGGAAAAGTAAATATTTTAGATAATTTAGATTTAGGAATATTAGCCATCTACTGTAACTCTTATGATAGCTATGTAAATGTTAGTAAGAAATTACAAAAAGAAGGTCCTGTTTGCTATAAAGAAACTGCCAATGGAGAAATTGAAATTATAAACCCTCTAATAAATGTTCAGGAAAAATATGTAAAACAAATAATGCAATGCTCAACAAAATTAGGACTTGCAACTACAGATAGATTAAAATTAGTTGTACCAATTAGAGAAGAACCTGCTGAAAATAAATTTATAACTTTGTTAAAAACAAGAAAGCAAGGCTAATATGATAAAAGATAGGACAACAGCCTATGCAAAATTAGTTGTAAGTGGTAAAAAAATAGCAGGCAGAAAGGAGTATTTAGCATGTAAAAGACATTTAGATGATTTAAAAAATAAGAAATTAGAGTATAAATTTGATGTTGAAGAGGCAGAATTTGCCATTAATTTTGCAAATACTTTAACTTTAAAAGATGGAACTAATTTAAAAACAAGAGGCTTTCAAGATTTTATAATAGGTTCATTACATGGCTGGAAGAAGAAAAGAACAAAAGAAAGAAGATTTAGAGAGGCTTATTTACAAGTTGGCAGAAGAAATGGGAAAAGTTTTCTATCAGGAGCAGAATCCACAATGTTTAGTACATTGTTAGGAAATAAAGATAGGATATTCTGTGCAGCAACTAAGCAAGACCAAGCTAATATCGTTTGGGATGAAATAAGAAACTTTATAGAGTCTGATAATGATCTAAGTGAACTTTATAAAATAAAAGAACATGATAGAACTATAAAGAGTTTAGCAACTGGAACTGTTATAAGGTCAATAGGTAGAGATACAAAATCAATGGATGGTTTTGGTAATATTCTAGCTATATGTGATGAATTACATGCCCACCCAAATAATCAGATGTATAAACTCTTACTAGATGGACAAGCTGATGTTGAGAATGCTTTAACATTAGCTATTACAACAGCAGGATTTAACTTAAATGGTTTTTGTTATGAACACTATAAATTTTGTGAAAAAATATTAGAGGGAGTTGTTGAAAAAGAAACTCTCTTTATTTTTATCTGTGAAATGGATAAGGATGATGATATATGGGACTGGAAAAATTGGCTCAAATCTAATCCTTATTTTTTATTTGAAGAAGATGGTATTACACCAAATAAAAAGAAGATAGCTTTATACAGTCAAAAAGCAATAGATGCAAAAGAGAAGGGTGGAGATGAATTAACTAACTTCTTAACAAAGCAATTAAATATGTGGGTAACTGCAAAAGATGGACAATATATAGATTTAAGTAAATTCAAAGAGTGTGAAAGCAATTTGACACTTGAAGATATGAAAGGGAAAAGTGCTTATTTAGGATTTGACTTATCTAAGGGTGGAGATTTAACAAGTATAGCCTTAGTATTTCCATTAGAAAATAATCAAATATATATTTATAGCCATTCATTTATGCCTGAGTTAAGACTTGCAGAACATGAAAAAACTGATGATGTTCCATATAGGATATGGGTAAGAGAGGGACTTTTAACATTGACTACTGGAGCATTTGGAATAAAGACTGATTATAAGTTTATTGTTACTCACTTAAAAGAAATAATTGAAAGATATGATATTAAAATTTTAGAGTGTGGGTATGATGCTCACAATGCTGGAAGTTTTTTAAGTGATTTAGATTTTTTAGATTGTGATTTAACAGAAGTTAAACAATCTGCAAAAAGTTTAAATGATGCAACAGTGGATTTTGCTTTATCAGTTAAGGCAACTCAAGTTTTATATGATAAGAGAAATAGTTTATTAAAATGGTCCATTGCTAATGCTACAACTGTTACAAATAGTTTTGGAGAGATAAAAATTGATAAACAATCTCAAAAAAATAGAATAGATCCTGTTGATGCAATAATAGATGCCTGGAAGATTATGCTAATAAATAAAAAAGAAACAGTAAATAATGATGAAGCTGTTGAAGAATGGCTTGATTTAATCAATAAAAGGAGGTGAAAGAGTGAATATATTTAGAAAATTTTTTAATAAAGGAGAGGAAAAAAAGCAGAAAACAGCAATTAATTCTATGAATTTTGGTGAATTTTTTGGAATAAATGTAAGTTCAGATTTATCAGAAGTAACATATTTTACTTGCTTAAAAGTATTATCTGAAAGTGTTGGGAAGTTATCTTTACACTTGAAAGATAATGATAATAACAGAATATTGAACCATGAAGCATTACAAAAGTTGAAATTTTCACCAAATCCATTTATGACTCCTACACCAATGATGACTTTATTGGAGATGTGGAGAAACCATCACGGCAATGCTTATGCTTATCTAAGTTATGATGATAGAGGGCATTTAGTAGGTATTTATCCTTTCCATCCCCAAAAAGTTAGAATATGGATAGATAATGCAAAAATATTCAGTGGTAAAGAAGATTTATATTACGAATATAACAAAGATGGAAAAATATATCTATTTAAAAAAGATGAGATATTGCATTTAAAAGGTGGTTTAAGTAAAGATGGTATTGTAGGTATGTCAGTAAGAGAAACATTAGCTACAACATTAAATGGAACAAAAGCTAGTCAAAAATATTTAAATAATTTATATGATAGAGGTTTAACTTCAAAGGCAATTTTAAGATATACAGGAGATTTAAACAAAGATTTACAAAAGAAAATGCTTGAGGCAATAGAAGAATTTATTAGCACTGAAAATAATCCAACAGGAATATTACCATTACCACCTGGAATGGATATAGTACCATTAGATTTAAAATTAACAGATAGTCAATTCTTTGAATTAAAGAAATATAATGCTTTACAAATAGCAGCTGCTTTTGGAGTAAAGCCAAATCATTTAAACGATTATGATAAGTCAAGTTATTCAAATTCAGAAATGCAAAACTTGACTTTTTATATTGATACTCTTTTATACATTTTGACACTTTATGAAGAGGAATTTAATTTGAAACTTCTTACAGAAAGTGAAAGATTAAAAGGGCTACATTTTGAATTTAATGTAGCAAGTATTTTAAAAGGGGATCTAAAAACACAAGCTGAATGTATAACCAAGTATCTTCAAAGTGGAGTTTATACAATAAATGAAGCAAGAAAAAAGGCAGGATTACCTGCAATAGATGGAGGTGATGTAATTGTAATGAATGGAAGTTATGTGCCATTAGAAAAATTAGGAATAGCTTATGAAAAAGGAGGTGCTAAAAGTGAGTAAAAATAAATGGTTAGAAATAAAAAATCAATCAGAAGTTACTGAAATTTATATCAATGGAGATATAGAAAGTGATGTAGAAAATGATGGCTTTTTAGAATTATTTGGCATAAATGACACAAATATATATCCATTAGATATAAAAGATGCTTTGAAAGAAGGAGAAAACAAAGAGGTTCATGTTCATATAAATAGCTATGGCGGAGATATGTTTGCTGGTGTTGCTATTTGTAATATGTTAAAAAATCACAAAGGAAAAACAGTAGCTTATGTTGATGGTTTAGCTGCAAGTGCAGCATCAATAATTGCTTTTGGTTGTGATGAGATTATTATTCCAAGTAATGCTTATTTAATGATACACAGAGTAAGTTGTGGAATATTTGGTAATGCTGATGATTTTTTAAAACAAATAGAAGTCTTAGAAAAATTAGAAGATGGAATTGCTAATACTTATGAAGAAAAAGCAGTTGAAGGAGTTACCAAAGAACAAATATTAAATCTAATGAAAGAAGAAAGTTGGTTTAATGGTCAGGAAGCAGCTAAATATTTTGATGTAAAGGTTGATGAAAAGGCTAATTTTGTAAATTATGTATCTACAAATCAAAAATTTAAAAATATTCCTAAAAATATTTTAAATAAAATTAATGATAAAAAAGCAGAATTAGAGGAAAAAGAAAGAATTAAATTGGAAAATATGAAAAAAGAAATTGAAATAGAGTTATTAACAGGAGGTATTTAATTATGAAAAAATCAGTAGAATTAAAAAAGGAATTAGAAACACTTAGAAATGAAATCACATCATTAAAAGATAGTGGAAAGATTGAAGAGGCACATGCTAAGTTAAATAATTTAAAAGATTTAGAAAATAGAATAAAAGAGGCAGAAACAGAGGAGGCTTTAACAGTTATGAATAAAGGTAACAAATCACCATTAGGAACAAATGAAGAAATGGATGTTAATAGAATTTATAATAAAGTTCTATTAGGAAAATCTATAACAGAAGAAGAAAAACAATTTTTAAATGCAGCTGGAACACCAGGGCAAGTAGAAGCAACAGACGGCAAAGGTGGTTACTTAGTACCAACAGAACAATTTAATCAAATAAAAGAATTAAGAAGAAATAAAGTGGAATTAAAAGTTTTATGTAATGTTCAACCTGTTAAATCTTTAAAAGGAACTATGCCTATTGAAAAAGATGGAACAGGTGAATTAATAGCTTTTGAAGAGTTAAATGAAATAAATAAATCAGATATTGATTTTGCACAAGTTGCATATAATGTTGCAGATTATGGAGATATTATCCCTATATCAAATACTTTACTTGCAGATGAAACTGCTAATTTAACTGATTATATTGGAAAAAGATTTACTAAAAAAGCTATAAACACAGAAAACAAAAAGATAGTTGCAATATTAAAAACATTAACTCCAAAACCAGCAGCAGATTATACTGTTATTAATACAGCATTAAATGTTGATTTAGAGCCAGAAATATCTGCTAATGCAATAATTATAACTAACCAAACAGGGTTTAATTTTTTAGATAACTTAACAGATAAACAAGGTAGACCTTTATTAGATGTAAATTTACAAGATACAACACAAAAAATCTTTAAAGGTAGAAAAATAGTAGTTTTAAAAGATAATTTATTACCAATGAATACTACAAAAGCACCTGTGTTTGTTGGAGATTTAAGTGAATTTATAACATTCTTTGACAGAGAAGGGTTAGAACTTGCATTATCAACTGAAGCAGGATTTACTAAAAATGCTACATATATCAGAGCAATAGAAAGATTTGATATTAAAAAAGTAGATGCTGATGCTATGGTTTATCTTGAGTTAGCAACAAAATAATAGGTGATTGATATGGCAGATATTTTAACTTTGGAAGAAGCTAAAAACTATCTAAGAATTGATTACAATGAGGATGATACATTGTTGCAATCTTTAATGATTGCAGCAATAGATTATCTTAGAGATGCAATAAATGACTTTGATAAAAAAGCAACAAAAGAAAAGTTTATTAAAAGGGCTAAAATTCTAGCTTGTGTACTTGTGCAAGATTGGTATGATAACAGAGAGCAAAAGGAAAGTAAAGACCTTAGTTATACAGCTAGAAGTCTATTAACCCAGTTACAAGTGGGTGATAACTTTGAATGATATAACTAAGAGATTAAGACATTTTATTGATGTATATCATATGATAGACACAGTTAATGAACTTGGAGAAAATGAGAAAAAGCCAGAGTTATTAAAAAAAGCATACTGTGAAATAGTTCCTTTAAATTCTAGTGTAAAAAATGGAGAAGCTGGAACAGAAGAAAATCAACATCAATTCAAATTCATATTTAGAGTAAAATCAGTTCCTGGAATAAAAAAGGACTGGTTTTTTATTTATGAGAGCTTGAAGTATGAAGTTATCTATTTTAACAGAGATTTTAAAGATAATCAGTTCATAGAAGTTTTTTGTGTAAGAAAAGAGGAGTAAAAATGGGAGTTTTTTCAACAAATGATTTAGAAGATCTTGAAAAAGAAGTATTAAGACTTGCTAGAAAATACCCAAAAGAAGCTAAAAAATTCTTACAAAAACAAGGAAATAAGTTAAAAGCTAAGGCTAAAAAGAAAGCAAAATCTAAGGTAAAAGTAAAAAAGGGTAACTATCTAAAAGGTTTTAAAAGAGGTAAGGTTTATAAATATAAAGGTGAAGAAGATACAGTTAGAGTTTATAACTCAATGCCTCATGCACATTTAATAGAGAATGGGCACATCATAAAAGATAAAACTGGTAAAGAACATGGTTTTAAAAAAGGAGAGCATATTTTAGAAGATTCACAGAGAGAGTTTCAAGATGAATTTTTAAAAGCAGCAGATGGTTTCATTGATGAAGTTATTAAAAATGGAGGTTTCTAATGATTAAACTAAGTCAGATACTAAAAGCAGTTAATACAAAATTAAAAGAAACATTTCCTAAAATAGAAATTGATAGTAAAGATTTATCTGAAAAATTCAATAGACCTAGTTTTAGAACTGAGTTAGATGGTCTTAAAACAAGTGCTTTTATGACTACTTTTAAGGAAAGAAACTTTACAATTAGAATTTATTTTTTTACTACTTTACCTGGTAAAGGAAGAGAAGAAAGATTAAAAATATCTGATGAAATTGAAAATGCTTTCTTAGGTACATTATGGGTAAATGAAACTTTTGCTATTCCTGTTGATGAAATAGAGTTTGAAGAAACTGAAGATGGAGTATTAATAGCAAGTTTTGATAGTTTGAGTATGGAAGAGATAGAAAATGATATAGATGATGAAATGATGGAAGAATTAGAGTATCGTTTTGATAAAAAATAGGAGGTTAATATATGGGATTACCTAAAATAGAAATTATTTTTAAACAATTAGCAGTTACAGCTGTTAAAAGAAGTCAATTAGGTATAGTTGGATTGATAGTAAAAGAACCTACTAAAAAATGGGATAGAAAGGTATACAAAGATATTACTGATATAAAAAGTGATGATTATTCTGCTGAAGTATTACCATTGATTAAAGATAGCTTTGAATATACACCAAATAAAGTAGTTGTATTTAATGTTGGGGCTGGAACATTAACAGATACATTAAAGAAAGTGGCTCAAGAAAGAATTAACTGGTTAGGATTAACTTATGATGGGAAAGATGGAGATACTGCAACTCTTGTTTCTTGGATAAAATCAGTAAGAAAAGCAGGGAAAACTTATAAAGCTGTTGTATTCAATGCTACTAAGCCAGATAACAAAGGCATAGTAAACTTAATGAATGACAAGGTTACATTTGTTGACAACAGAGGAGAAGTTGAGGGTTGGCAATATGTACCAACAATCTTAGGAATGTTAGCAGGTTTGCCAATGACTAGATCAGCTACTAGCTTTTTATGTGGAAATTTAAAAGAAGTATCAATATTTGATGATATAGACGATGTTATTGATAAAGGTGGTTTCTGTTTGTATAAAGATGAAGGAGATATAAGAGTTGCAAGAGCATGTACATCACTTCAAGAAATTACACAAGATGAAACTGAAGATATGAAAGATATTATCATAATAGAATCTATGGACTTAATGAGAGATGATATTTACTCAACATTCAAGAAATGGATAGGTAAGTATAAAAACAAATATGATAATCAAGTGCTATTTTTCACAGCTATTAATGCTTATTTCAAAGAATTGGAAAGAGAAGATATTCTTGATAAAGAATATGATAACTATTCAGAAGTTGATGTTGAAGCACAAAGATTAGCATGGCTTGGAGTAGGCAAAAAAGAAGTGGAAGAATGGGATGATGAAAAAGTTAAAAAGACTGCATTTAAGAAAAAAGTATTTATGAAAGCTAAAATTAAGATATTAAATGCTGTTGAGGACTTTAAGTTTACAATTAATATGTTCTAAAAGGAGGACAGGTAGATGGCTAATAAAATGGATAAAAATAAAATTTTAAGAGGTTCATTTGGTGCTGTATGGCTAGATGGAGAAGAATTAGGTTCTGTAAAATCTTTTGAGGCTAAGGTTACATTAGAATATGAAGATGTGGATATTATGGGAGAACTAGGAAAGTCAAAAAGATATATGGGTTTTACTGGTGAGGGAACTATGACATTACATAAGATAGACTCTACTATTGGAAAGTTACTGGCTGATGGTATAAGAAATGGTAATATGCCAGATTTTAAAATAGTTGCAAAACTAGATGACCCAACAGCTTATGGGGCAGAAAGAGTTGAATTAACAGGTGTTACAATTAGTGAATTAATGGCATTAAAATTTGAAAATAAAGCATTGAGAGAGGAAGAAGTTCCTTTTAGTTTTTCACATTTTAGATATATAGATATGATATAAGGAGGATATAAAAATGGCTAAAAATATAACTTTGGAAATATTAATTGCAAAAAAGCAACAATCAGAAAATGATAAAATGAAAGTAGTACTATTCAATTCAGAAGTATTAGGTGGAACAATAGAAGTTGTAAAACATAGAGCAAGAGATGTAATAAAAATTATGGATAGTACAGAAGAAAAAACAACAGAAGCAGCTTACAAAGCTAACTGTAAATTAATTTATAAACACTGTCCAATTTTACAAAAAAAGGAATTACAAGAAGCATATCAAGTTGCAGAACCATATGAAATTGTAATACCTGTATTTGATGAAAATCTGGGAGAAGTAAATAAATTATCAAACTTCATTTTAAATCTTTATGGATTAGGTGCAGAAGATGATAAAGCTAGTAAAGTCTTAGAAGAAGAGGTTGAAGATATAAAAAACTAATATTAGAGGATGCCGATATGGCATTCCTCTCTTTTTATACTTTAAAAGGCTTTTCTATGAAGTATCTATTGAGTTTATCATATGAAGAAAAGTTATTTATGATGGCTACAATGGAGCTTGAAATTGAAAGAATGAAGAAATTAGGAATATAACTCTTTACTAAGTATGTATATAGTGTTATAATTTACTTTACAATACTATTTACAAGGAGATGGGATAATGAAAATCACAATTAGAAGTTGGTTTGGAGCAGAATTAGAAGTAATTGAAGATGTTAAGCATAGTGATATGACTGGGAATGGTAATGACATGTGTGGATTTTCAATAAAAAATAAATCATTTGATATTGAAACAACTACCCCTAGTTATTTTAAAGATGTCTTACATGACCGTTTAAAAGAAAATAAAGATATAAATTTCTTTGTAAAAGAACAAAAGCAAAAGATAAGTTATAATTTATTAGCTTTTTATAATGAATAAACAGCAAATTTTTAGCACTTAGTTTAAATACTAGGTGCTTTTTTTATTGCAAGAAAGGAGGTTAAAATGGCAAAGACTATTGGGGTATTACTAAGTTTAAAAGACCAGTTCACAACACCATTACAGAAAGCTACTAAGAGTGTTAAAAATATGGATAGGCAACTTGAAAAAGCTGGAAACCAAGTAAAAGCATTTGGCAGAAAAATAAAAGATGGAATGAAATCTGTAGCAAAATGGGCAGCAATTGGTTTTGGTGCATTGACTGCTGGTGCAGTTTTATTTGCTAAACAATCCATTGATGCAGCCAAAGACCAGGTAAGAATTGAAAAGTTACTTGAAACTACTATGAAACGGACAAGCAATGCAAGTAAAGAGCAAATACAAGCAATAAAAGATGAAGCTAGTGCATTACAAAATGTAGGTGTAGTTGGTGATGAGGTTGCACTTGCTGGAGCAAATCAATTAGCCGTTTATGGTTTGAGAAGTAACCAAATCAAAAAATTAATGCCTGTACTTAATGATATGATAGCCAAAGAAAAAGGTGTAAATGGAACTCAAGAAGATGCCATAGCAATGGCAGAGGTTATAGGTAAGGCTATGAATGGACAAGTCAAAGGTTTACAAAACTTTGGAGTATCTTTAACAGATGCAGAAAAAAAACTATTTAAGACTATGAAACAAGAGCAAAGAATGGAGTTTATAGTTGGAAAACTTAATAATAAAATAGGAGGTACAAATAAAGCACTTCGTGAAACTGATGAGGGGAAAATAGCTAATGTTACAATGGCTTGGGGAGATATGAAAGAGGAATTAGGAAAAAAATTATTGCCTATTATGGGCAATGTTGCTGATTGGTTTTCAACTAAGATACCAGCTATTCAAAATTTTATTTTAGGAATTGCTGATAAAATTCAAGAATTAGTTACAAGAGCAGAACCTTATATAACACAAATTAAGGATATGTTTGGAAAAATATTTGAAAAAGTTAAACCAGCATTAGAAGAAACTTGGCAGATACTATCAGATGCTGGAACTATTGCAATAGGTATAGCACAAGACATAATAAATAATTGGGATAGAATAAGTCCTGTCGTTTATACTCTTGTTGGTGCAATTACAGCATATAAATTAGTAATGTTTGGAGCTTGGGTTTATACAACAGCTATGGTTGCAATAACAAAAGTAAAAATGGCTTGGGATGCTGCACAAGCAGCAGCAACAGAAACTTTAACTATAAAACAATGGTTATTAAATGCTGCTATGAATGCAAATCCAATAGGAGTGGTTATAGGAGCAATAGCAATATTAGTTGGTGGTATATGGTTACTGTGTAAAAACTGGGATTTAGTAAAAACAAAAGTAAAAGAATTTTGGGCAAGATTAGAAAATAATCCAATAGGAAAAATATTTAAATGGTTTTTAAGATTAACATTTCCTATCATACTTTTAATAGAACATTTTTCTACAATTAAAGAGAAAGTTTTAGAATTTTGGTCTGTATTAAAAGAAAATTTTTTAGGAGCATTAGAAAGTGTAAAAGAATTATTTGTTAATATCAAGGATAGAATTGTTGAGTTTTGGCAAAAATTAGATAATAATCCTATTACAAAATTTATAAAAACTATTTTTCAAATAGCATTCCCAATAACTGTTTTAATAGAACATTTCTCTACAATTAAAGAGAAAGTAATAGCTTTTTGGTTATCATTAAAAGAAAAGTTAATTCCAATTTTAGATGCTATACTACATCCTATTGAAACAGCAAAAAATGCACTTGGAAAATTAATTGATAAATTGAAATTTTGGAATGATACTGATATAAAAGATAAAAATGTAACTATATCTGAAAATTCTGTAGTTGGAACTAGTACCTCAAGAAATTTAAACAAAAGTGGAAGTGCAGCAGTTGTAAAAAATCCTAGACATGCTTTAGGTACTGCATACTTTAAAGGTGGAGTAACAGGAATTAATGAGGGTGGAAGAGATGAAACTGCTGTATTACCTGCTGGAACTAAAATAATGAGCCATGAAGAAAGTAAAACACTAGAAAAAAAGAGTAGCAACAAGGGTATTACAGTAAATATAATTGTTTCTGGAAACTTTATTGGTGAAAAAGAACATATGGAAAAATACGGAGAATATACAGCAAATAAGATTTTAGCAGCTTTAAATAATATGTAGGATAGGAGATAAGAAAATGAATATAATTTTTATAGTTGAAGATAATGGAGTACAACAAGAAATGGTAAATATTCCAGTAGTTCAAAATATAGAGCCAGTAAACTGTGAAACAGAAGATGAAGAATTTACAACTATTAATGGGAAAAAATTAAATTTAATTGGTGGTAAAGGACTTAAAAACTTTTCATTTTCTTCTTTTTTTCCTAGTAAATTATATAGTTTTGTAAGTTTTTTAAATTATAAAAAACCTAAATATTATATTGATTTTTTTGAAAAGTATAGAGATGCAAGAGTACCTTTAAGAATTATTATAGTTGATAAGTACAGAGTAGTCTTAAATATGCTATGTAGATATAATTTTACTTACTCTTTTAGAGATAAGGCTGGAGATGTTCCATATACTTTGGATATAAAAGAATATATTTTACCTGATGATGGTGATGACAATGTATAAGACAATAGTAAAAGAAATAGATGTAACCAATTATATAAGAGATTTAACCTGGAGAGATAGCATTGATACATTAGGAGTTGAGGTAAGTTTTGAACTTGCAGTAAACAAGTTTGATAAAAATTTATCTTTTCTCTATGACATTACTTTGGGTGATCCAGTTCAAATAATCAATGAAAAAGGAGAAACATTAGTACAAGCTATTATAGTATCAGAAAGTCCTAATGGAAAGACTACATCATTTACTGCTTATGATATGGCTTGGTATTTGAATAAATCAACTGTGATAAAACAATTTAAAAAGATGGTAGGGAATGACTGTATTAAGTCCTTATGCAGTGAAATTGGAATAAAAGTTGAAGTAAGTGGATTAGATACTAAGATAGATAAAATTTACAAGGATAAGACTATATCAGACATTATTTATGACATCATAGAACAATGTTCACAATTCAATTCTAAAAAATTTTTTATTGAGTATGATAAAGGTACTTTAAAAGTAGGACCATTCAAAAAGATAAAAGTTACTGGTCAATATGAAATGCACAAAAATATTTTTATAGATGTAGCCAAAAACATTGGAGAAGTTTCATTAAGTAGGTCAATAGTTGATATGAAAAATTCAATCCTGGTTATAACCCAAAATAAAAAAGCAGTTAGAACAGTAGGAAAAGAGCAAGATAGTGAAAGTATTAAAAAGTATGGTATGCTACAAGAAGTGGTAACACTAGATGAAAAAGAACACAAAAAAGCTAAACTTGTTGCAAAAAATGAGTTAAAAAAATTAAATAAAATCACAGAAGACTTTAGTATTGATGTCTTAGGTGATGATAAAGTTAAGAGTGGTAGAGTCATTGATATAGACATACCACTTTTTAATTTAAAAGGTGAGTATCTGATAAAAGAAAGTTCTCACAGTGTACAAAATGGTATCCATAGAGCAAATTTAAGATTGGAGGTGTTTAAGGAGTGAGTGAAAATAAAAAGTCTTGGGATGTAGCAGTAGCTGAGAAGTTCAAGGAAAGAGAAAATCCAAGTCCAATAGGTGCTGTATTAGGTAAGATTTTAAAACCTCTCCCTGACATCTCTATTGAACTCTTAAATGGTTATGGTGTTATTGATGCTGATAAAATTTACTTATCTAATGCAATAACTAATAGATTGGCTATTGAATGTACTATGAAAGAATTTGAAAGTCAAGGTAATAAATCAACTACTTGCAAAATTAATAATTTAAACACAGATGGAGCAGGTAGTGATAGTAATGGAGATACTAATTTAAGTTTATCAGGACATAGTGGTACTTATGCTGATAGTTCAAGCGAAAAAGATAACAAAGATAAAGGTAAATTTATATTACAGACTGTATTCCATTTAAAAAAAGATATGTTTGTATTAGTTATACCTAATTTTGAAGAGGATAAATTTTTTATTGTAGATGTATTTAATTATGCACCAGAGGTGAGTTTAGAATGGGAATATTACCAAAAATAGATTTTGTTGATTACTCTAAACAAGACACAAATAATAGTAAAAACAGTAATGGTAAAACATTTTTAATAGACTTTCAGAAAAAGAAATTATTAAAAAGTAATGGACAATTAATAAAAACAGATGATGAAAGTGCTGTTAGAATGTGGATTGAAAAGGTTCTTTTAACTGAAAAATATAAATGGAATATTTATAAATATAATGGACCTAATCAATATGGAATGAAATATAAGGCTATGTTGCTTAGTCAAAGATTTCCTACACCTGTTTTATATAGTGAGTTTGAGAGAGAATTAACAGAAACAATTAAGAAAAATAAACAGATAATAGAAATTAGAAATATTGATATAAAGTTAGAAAAACATACCTTGAAAACAAAATTTGAAGTAGTGTTAAAAGACTTCAAAACATTTGAATGGGAGGGGTATCTATGATAATAAAAAAAGAATGGAAAGAAATTTTAAAAAATATGCTTGCTAATGTTAATGATGAATATGATAAGACAGAAGGAGGCTTATTTTATGATAACTTAGCACCTGTAAGTATAGAAATAGAAGAGATAAGAAAAACCTTAGAATATATATTTTTAAACTCTTTTGCAGAAACAGCAGAAAGTGAGTATTTAGATAATATATGTAAAGAGGTAGGAGTATTTAGAAGAAAAGCAACTAAGTCAAAGGGTACTGTAATTATAAAAGGAGTACCAGGAACAGTTGTAGAAGTTAATACCAAAGTTGCAAGTGATACTTATATTTATTTAACTACACAAGAAAAAATAATATCTGCTGCTGGAAATGTTGAAGTACCTATTGAAAGTGAAAAATATGGGAAAATATATAATATTCCAAAAGGAACTATTACAAATTTTCCTGTAACTATTCCAGGATTAAATGAAGTCAATAATCTAGCAGAAACTGTTGATGGTTATGATGGAGAAACAGATGATGAATTAAGAGAAAGATATTATTTTAAGGTTAGAGAGCCAGTAACATCTGGTAATATTTATCATTACAAAAAGTGGGCTTTTGAAGTTGAAGGAGTAGGAGGAGTTAAAGTTTTCCCATTATGGAATGGAAATGGTACTGTAAAGGTAGTTGTAGTAAACAGTGATATTCATGAAGCTGATGAAACTTTACTAAAAAGAGTAAGAGATTATTTAGAAGAAGTTAGACCAATAGGGGCTACTGTTACAGTAAAAAGTGCGATAGGTAAAGCTATATCAATTTCAGGTACTGTTAAAATTTCTAAAAATATAAAATTTGATGAAGTAAAGACAGAGTTTGAAACAAAAGTAAAAGAACATTTTAGAAAAGTAGGATTTAAACAGGATTATGTGAGTTATGCACAATTAGGAAATATCTTATTAAATATTCCTGGTGTAAATGACTATGATGATTTAAAGATAAATAATGCAACTTTAAATGTACAATTAGCAGCTGAGGAGATTCCAAAATTAACAACAATCACTTTACAAAAAGAGGTGATATAGTTGGAAGCTAAAAGACTAATGAGGCATATGCCAAAGTATTATAGAGGTATTTTAGAAATAACTTTATTACAAAAAGTAATAGAAAAAGAATTAGATACAGTTGATTTAATCTCAAAAGATGTATTAAATCAATTTTTTATTTATACTGCTACCTGGTCCTTACCAATTTGGGAAAGAATATTTGGTTTAAGTGTTGGAGATAAAACAAGCAATATTGAAGAAAGAAGAGAGAATTTAATTTCTAAGTTAAGAAGTTATGGAACTACTACAAAAGAGATGATAGCAAGAGTTGCCAAGACTTTTACAAATGGAGAAATTGATGTTGTAGAAGACAATTCAAACTATGCTTTTAAAATACTATTTACCTCTATTGTTGGAATACCTAAAAATATTGAAAACTTTAAGGCAGTAATAGAAGTTATAAAACCTGCACATTTGAATTTTAGTATTGAATTTAGATATAACACACATAATCAGGTAGCTTATTTATTGCATAATTCTTTAAAATTAAAAACTCATAAACAAATTTATGACACTAGATTATATGAAGATAGCGAAGTTGTAGGAAAGTACCACAAACATATAGAAATAAATAATTTTAAAAATGATGAATTAAAGAATAAAACACATCAAGCAATTTACGATGAAAGGAGATAGAAATGGCTAAATATACAGAACATTTAAGATTAGTAAAACCAGAGGGAAATGAGTACTACAATGTGGAGCAGTTTAACCAGAATGCAGAATTGATTGATAAAGAAACAAAAAAATTAAATGAAGGTTTAGCAAAAATACTAGAAGGAGCGACAAGAGAAAAGGCTGGTATAGTACAGCTTGGAACAGAAGAAGGAAAAGCATTAGAAGGAATGATGTTAGCAAGATTGGCTGGTTGTGTAGGATATGGTGGAGATATACAAGATGAGGGTGTAAAAAATCCTAATTATATCTACTACGATAGAAATACCAGAAAGATGTATAAGTGTTTAAAACAAAACCAAGATATTTCTGCAAATGTTGCTAATTTTATTCCATTGGATAATAACTCACTTTTGGAGAGATTAGAAAATTTGTTAACATCTGACAATTTTAATTCTCAAAATCAAGGATGGTTTAAAATTGCTGGAAGGCTCATAGTTTATGGGTCTTTTGAATACAAGTATGGAACTTCATCTGTTCAAAACTTTGAGCTATCATTATCAATACCAAATTGGCAATATGCTAATGTTATAATAACTTCGACAGATATAGATACTCCAAATATTATAAGTTCTTTCCAGGCAAGATTAACAAACTCAACTACTATATCTATTAAAGGAGCTAATTCTTTTTCTGGAAAAGGGGTAGTTTCTTATCTAATCATAGCTAGAGTTTAATATACTTTGCAATGTAATTTAATCTAATTTAATACTCCACTTTAAATGGAATATAACAAAAATAGTATTAAATTTTGAAAGGAGAAATCAATATGAAAACAATTAATTTTTACAAAAAAGAAAAATTAGTTTTTTCAGTTTATGCTGAAAAAATAGAAGATGTTGAAAAGAGTCCTATTTTATATTTTCAAGGATATACTCAAGATATGATAATTACCGATGTTACTTATCAATATCCTATTTACAAAGATGAGATATTAAGGGAAATGACAAGAGAAGAGAAATTAAGGGCAAACATTGAAATAACTTTAGAAGATGGAGAAATAATAAAAGATAAGAGGATAATAAAAGTTCCAAAACCACAAGGAAACCCTAAATATTTAAGTTGGAACAGAGAAAAAGGATTGTGGCTATTGGATAATGAGAGAGAATATCAAGACTATATGAACTTGATAGATGACTTAAAAGCAAAATCACTGAACTATGGTTTTGATTATAAAGTAAATGGAAAAGAGCACAGACAAAGATGTAGAGATAAGGATATAGCCTATATGGTTGCTAACATAGTTGCATTACAAACAGCTAAAACATTAGGAATAGAGAAAAAAATCACTTGGTATTTTGAGGATAATGTTGGAATGACTGCGGGTCTACAAGAATTAGGTCAATTAATGCTATATGGAACTACATTTGTACAGAGTGTGTATGATACAGAAAACTATTTCAAGATAAAAGTCAACCCTAAAGAATTGACAAAAGCCGAGTTTGAGAGCAAAAGAAAGGAAATACACTCTAAACTAGCTAATGGCTAATTTAAGAATTAAAGGTAGTTTTATATAGCTACCTTTTTTTTAATGGCTTTAAATGGCAAATTACAAAGTCTATTTAATAATTTTTAAGAAAGGAGATGATAAGTATGTACATTTTATCACAAACCAGCTTGGATAAATTAAATGGGGTTCATCCAAACCTGGTAAATTTTATGACAGAACTCATAAAAATAAGCCCCTGGAACTTTAAAATAACTGCTGGGGTTAGAACAGCTGAGGAACAGAATAAATTGTATCAGCAAGGCAGAACAATGAAAGGAATAAAAGTAACTAAAGTAGATGGGTATAAGCTAAAATCTAATCACCAAGTTAAATACGATGAATTAGGTTATGCTGTAGATATTGGTGTTTTGGTAACAGAAAAGGTTATAGAAAAAGTTAAAGAAAATGGGAAAGAAGTAGAAAAAGAAATTGAAAAAACAGTTTATAAGGGAAGTTGGAAAGATTTTCATTACTATCAAGACATATATAACACAGCTAAAAATGCTGGATTGTTAGAAAAATATGGCATTGAATGGGGTGGAAATTGTTGGAAATCATTTAAGGATGCTCCACACTGGCAAATTAAAGGAGCAGATAAGGTAGCTTTTAAATAATAAATAGTCTGGCCAGACAGTTATTATAAAAAATTTATGCCCGGAAGAAGTTTAAAATTTTTGCCGGGCAAGTATTTATGAGTATTTGAAAATATTTAGGAGGTAAAAATGAAAGATTTAATTAACAAAGCAATAGGATATTTGGCAGGTTTTAGTATTGAACAATGGTTATGGATAGCAGTAGCAGGAGCAATTTTAGTTTATCTTATTTACAACAGAAAACAATATGTGAATTTATTTAGACAATCAGTAATTTTTGCAGAAGAAAGTTTTAATCACGGGGAAAATAGAAAGAAATTAGAAGCAGCGGTAAATTTTATACTATTTAGAACTTCTAGTTTACCTTGGGTAGCAAGAATTATAATTATTAAATTTATCAGTAGAAAAAGAATGATTGATATTATAGAAAAGACATTACAAAAGTTTTCTGATGTCTTCGCAAATGGATATAAAGTAGATATAAAAGGAAATGAGGAAGATGGAGAAAACTAAATTAATCCTGGAACCAATTTCAAATGGGAAAGCAGTTTTAATGCAAGATTATATTTATAGCATTAATGGGTATGATATAAAAGTTTTCAAAGGATTTGTAACGGATGGGGCATCAGTGCCTCATTCTTTACAATGGCTATATAATCCTTATGGTAAATATATTAATGCTGCTGTCGTGCATGACTATTTATATAGTGTTTACAATAACACTGGTATAAATAGAACTCTTTCAGATAAAATATTTAGACATATTATGAAAGAAACAGGAGTAGATAACAGGACCAGAAGAAAATTTTATATAGCAGTTAAGTATTTTGGGGAAACATCCTGGAAGCCTAAATTACAGAATGAAGGTTATAAAGATAGGGCAATAATAGATCATACTAAAGAGGCTAAAGAGTATTATGCATATTGGTATGATAAATTAAAATTATAGGGGTTGATAAAATGTTACTTTTGGTAAAATTAGGAGCATATTTTATTGCTTTTTTAATTTGGTTAATTGGTGGTTGGGATACTCTTGCAAAAGTATTATTTGCTTTAATGTTCCTTGATTATTTAACTGGACTAATTGTTGGTTATAAAATGCAAAACCTTAATTCTCAAAGAGCATTTAAAGGATTAAGAAAAAAAATTTTAGTTCTGGTTATTTTATGTGGAGCAAGTTTAATGCATAAATTAGTTCCAGACCTAGCATTTAGAACTCTTGTAGGAATGTTTTATTGTGCGACAGAATTATTAAGTATAGTAGAAAATGTTGCAAAAGTAGGAGTTCCAATACCTAAAAAACTTAAAAAAGCATTGGAACAACTTAGAGAAGAAAAGGAAGAGTAATGGGGTAGGATTTTGTCCTACCCCTTCTTTTTTAGTGTAAAAATTTTTTAAAAAAGTGTTATCTAACATCTGTTATATTTGAATTAATCTAAATTAGATTGAATTTGGTGCAAACAAAGTGCAAACAAAAAAAGTATAAGAATACAAAAAAGCCCTCAACTTTTTTCAAGTTCGGGCTTTTTTGTAGAAATTAAACTATAATTCACAATTAAATTTTTAACACCTCTATATATCGTAAATTCTAAACTTATGGTGTAGATAAAATTATATAAAAATAATTAATAAATAACAAATAAGTAACAAATTATATTTTATTAATTGCATCACGATAGTTTTTTAATGTCTTATGAATATATTTTTCAGATGTTATTTTATAACTACTATGCCCTGTTAATTTTATAATTATTTCTTTATCTATTTCTGCATTAGATAATAATGTTGCGAATGTGTGTCTACAATCGTGAGCTGTATGATAATCTATTTCCAAATCTTTCATAAGTTCTCTAAACTCATAATCATAAGTATCATATGTTAATTTAGCTCCATCATATCTTGTAAATAAAAATTCTTCATCAGGATCATATCTTTTCTTTATTATATCATATATTTTATCAGAAATAGGAAGTTTTCTTATTCCTGCTTTACTTTTAGATTTTGTAATATCAATATATCTTTCTTCAAGAAAAACTCTCTCATTTTTTATATTTAGAAGTTCGCTAGGTCTTAATCCAGTATAACAATCAACTAATATAATATCTAGTATTTTAAATCTATCAATATCTTTATAAAGATTATCCCATAGTTTTTGTAAATCATCTGCTGCAAATATTCTATTTCTATCACTTGTTTTCTTTCCTTTTTCTTCAGCTGGAAGTTTCAAAAAGCTAACATATTCTTTTTGACAAAAATCATTTAATAATGCGAAGTCAAAAAGTTGTTTCCAGAACGATTTTAAATTTCTTAATGTTCCTTTACTCAAATCAAGTTCATTTAAAATCTTTTGTAATAGAATACCATTTATGTTCTTTATATCTAACTTATGAAGTTTTTTACTGTTATTAAAATATGAGGTGTAATTTCTCAATGAAGTCTTAGCAGGTTTTTTATTTTCTAGCCATATTTTATATAAATCTTCAAATAATAAAGTTTTTTGGCTTTTAGAAACTTCAATTTCTTTTTCTTCTGAAATCTTATTATTAAAATATGCTATTCTAAATGCCTCAGCTTCTTTTTTAGTAGCAAAAGTTTCAATTAATGGTTGATAGTAGCCTTTTTCAGTATATACACCTTGTCCTTTTAAAGCATAAGGCTTTCTCCTTTTTCCACTTAATTTAACTATTGTTCCCATTCCATTACTAGCCTTCATTATAAATTACACCTCCTTTTTTTATGTTTTTTTGAGATTATTTTTCTACTCCAAAGAATTTACAAAGTTCAGCTTCATCTATTAAATAATCTCCTCTTAACTTATCCTCATCTTTTTTATAAAAGCACTTAGGTATTTTACCAGTTTGAATATACCAACACAAACTACCTTTACTAACGCCTTTATCTTTTACTAACTCCAATGCTTTTGGTATTTTTATTATTGACATTTTATCCCTCCAGCTTTCAATTTTTTATATTTCTACATAATAGTCTACATCTAAATCGGCATCACATTCCTCGGCTATTATTCTTTTTACCCATTCTAATGCTTTTACTTTAGCTTTTATATCATTATATTGATTAGCATCTATTTCTAAATTCTCTATTCTTTTATTTAATTCTTTTTGTTTTTCTTCAAGAGCATCAAATAATTTTATTAAAACCTTCATCAATTCCACTCCTTCCCAATTCTTTTCATATTTTTTTGCCACTTTTCCCAGTAGCAATTCAAGATATCATCTTTTGTGTAGCCTAGTTTTGCAGAACAAGTTAATAAACCTCCAAAAAACCAACTAAAATTGTTATCTATCAAATTATAGATTAATCCAGTAAAATAACTGTCTGCATAATAATTAGGAAAAAGTTCAAACTCACGACAATAATATTCTTTTTTAAATCTGCCATCTCTGCTTTTGTAATTTATTAGTTGTGCAAAAAAGAAATATACATCAGTCAATTCTTCTAGTTCTTTATCTCTATTATATTCCTTAGTTTTCCAAGTTTTGTGACTATATTTTGTTTCTTCATTAAGTTCAATTAATTCGGCTATTAAAGATAATTTAATATCTTCAAGCGTTCTTTCTCTAATATTGTTCAAACTTTCATCTAAATGTTTTTGTAATTTTAATATATCTTCAAAAGTTTCTGGTCTTTTATATTCCATTATTTCACTTCCTCATAAGTTGCTATAAATATATCAGGTTTGCAAGGATAAAACTCCCCTTTAATGCCTTTTATTATGTAATCTCCAAAACTAGCTTTCATATATCCTTCAAGTGTCGAAATTCCTATATAACCTTGTTCTTTTATTCCATATATCATTTCATCCAATTCTAATTTGCTCTTAATTTTTTCATAATTTGTTTCATCTAAAAAATCAAACACTTCTATAATGTTATCCTCTTTTAATTGTATTGCTTCTACTTCAATAAGCTTTTTATTATATTTTTTTATCATAATTACTTCTCCTTTATAAACACCAACCAATGTGTTTTTGCTCTCTTATTTCCAAAAAGAGGTTTAACATCAGTTAGTTTTAATATTTCTGATAATTTTATTTGTTCTTCATTCCACTTAAAAACTAATATTCCATTAGTTTCAAGAACTCTAAAACATTCCTTGAAACCTTGTTTTATATCCTCTTTCCAGTTATTACCTAGATGGCCATACTTTTTAGCGAGCCAACTTTTCTCTCCAACTTTTATTAGATGTGGAGGGTCAAAAACTACTAGCTTGAAACTATTATCTGGAAAAGGTATATTTCTAAAATCTGCAACAAGGTCAGGCTTTATTATTAGTTTTCTCCCATCACAGAGAGTATCATCAAGCTCTCTATTATCCATATACACTGTGTCATCTCTCTCTTTCTGAAACCAAAACATCTTACTGCCACAGCATACATCTAAGATTTTTTTAGTCACTTATTTCCTCCTGATGTTCTATAATTCCAGTATCTTAAATAGCCAAGCCTATAAATTTTTGATAAAATAATATCATTTATAGGTTTAGCTTCTTTATTTATTTTTGGCTTTCTATAACATTCAATAGCTCTATATTCATAGCCACTATTCAAATGTTTTTTGACTGTTATTAATATTCCTGCTTCTTCTGGTATAAGTTCAATAGCCTTCTCTTTCATTTCTTCCGGAAAAGCATAGTAAAAATTTTTTATACTCTCGTCTTTATGTTGATGTTTTTTCTTAAAATCAGCTTTTAAATCAGATAAAGATATTTTTATTTCAACTTCTGTTAAATAGCATTTTTTAGTAACAATTAACATATCACATTCGTGATTTACTATTCTTTCATATCTTGTTCCCCAAATCGTTGTCTTATCTTCGTACCGACAGCCGTTCATTGAGCTAAATCGTGGTACTACAACAAGTGATGATTTTTCAAAATATTCATATATCAATAACTCCATTTGAGATGTAGTTATCTTTTTTAGTTTCATATATTATTTCTCTCCTCCAATTTCTCCAGCTCTTACCTTAGCCCAGAAGTCTTTCCATTCCTTACTATTTATAATTTTTCTAGCTTCCTCATCTGTTTTGAAATAATTACCAAGTTCATATCTCAAATAATCTTCTCCTCCTCCACCTTCTTCGTCTATTCTTATTTCACCTGTTCCTGATATATAAAAATAATTGTCCCCAGCTTCTTCTGCTCTCCATCTCTTAGGTATTCCATATTTTTTATTGATTTCATTAATAATAGTTTCTGCTAAACCTATATTTCGACTTAAAATTAAGAAAGGTTGATGGGGATGAAATGGATTTATATAAATTTTTCTTTCATAAAAATTAAAGTCCGTATCTTTGTCTCCTCTCCAACCAACCATATCATTATTTTCTAATGTTTTGTCTAATTTAGTTATTGTCATTGCACTCCATTCATTATTAATCTTAGTTATTTCTATCTCTAATACATTTTCTTTTTCCATTACTTCCTCCTCACAAATCTATAAACTTCTAATTTCTCTGCATTTCTTTTTACCTGTTCAAATTCAACTGTACTCAATTCACTTGCCTTAAAGTTTAATATTTTCTTTAAGGCTTTTTTATAAAATACATCCATATCTTTACTCATATTAACCTCTGTATTTTCCGATTTAACTTAGAAATATTATTGAAAATGCTATACCTACTGTTATTAAAATTAAACTTGTTAATAAAAATATTTTTAATACTTTCCCAATTATTTTTAAAATATAATTAAAAATAGTAAAATCTGAAAAACTAACTTCATCATTAATAATATCTATAATTGGTATAAATAATACCGAAAGAATTAAAATAAATGCCAATATTTTATAAATCATTCACTCCTCCTTAAATGCTTGAAAGTGTCCTTTATATATACCTTTCAATTCTTTTACTTGCTCTGGGTTTAGATATATCCCAGCCAAGTGGTATTTCTTCATAAAATCAATCCTACTGATACAGTTATCAGCTTCATCGTGGTGCTCTCTACATAAGCACATTACACGATAATTTAGCCCTGTATCTGATTTATAGCCCGAGCTTCCAACTCTATCAAAATGTTGTAATTCTCCTGGTTTACCACAGATACAACAAATCTTTTTTTTAAGTGTTACCCATATAAATGTGTCTTGATAATCCTCAGCGAACAAATCTCTAATCTCTTGCCTTAAAGGTATCTCCCAATAGATAGCCATTTCAAACAACCATTTAACAAAATCATTGGCTTGCTTTTGTGTTAGTGTGTTAAGTGATAGACTAAACCCACCATTTTGAATTGCTAGGCTCTGTAATGCTTTTAAAACATTGTTAGTCAATTCATCTACTGTTAGATTATCCTTGTTGTAGATAGAAGAAATTAGGAATGCTTGAGCATTTTTAACAGTATCAAAACCATTATAGATTTTTACAAATTTAGCTTTCATAACTTCTTTTGTATATGCAAGTTCTATAAAACTTGGTCTTGCTCCAGCTTCATTCCCTTGCCAAAAGTTAGCAAAGTCATCTAAAAGCCAATATATAAGTTTTTGTGTTTGTCTTGTGTATCCTAATTTCTCCATTTAATTACTCCTATCGCATTTTTTTAAAAAGGAAATTCATCATCAATATTATCTACTGTTGCTTCTGAATTATCTTTTATACTATTTTCATCTTCTTTTTTACTTCCAACAAATTCAACATTTTCTACAATAATGTATTGTCTAGTTATTTTATTTCCATCTTTCTCATAACTATCAACTTTTACATTGCCTTTTATCAGTATTTCTTGCCCTTTTCTGAAATACTCTGCTATAAATTCTGCTGTCTTGTTAAATGCAGTACACAGTATAAAATCTGTTAAATCTTTATCCTTGCTATATCTATTTACTGCAACAGTAAATGATGTATAAGGTGTTCCAGATTGTCCAAACAGTAGACTAACATCTTTTGTTAGCCTACCTTTTAAAATTACTATATTCATTTTCCACCTATCCTATTTTTAAATTTTTATTTTCAACAAGTCTTGCTCCTTGAACTTCTTCACCAGCTTTTAGAGCAGCTTTAATTTTTTCCTTAGATATTTTTTCAGTTGTTACAACTTCTATAAATTTCTTGTCTATCAAACTTTCATCATAGATTTCAGTTGATGTAGACTTAGTAAATTTAATATTTCCTAGTGGTGTTTCTATCTTCTCAATATTATTAGTAAGCATTGAGTTTTTAATATAAATCTTAAACTTGTCTAATTTCTTTTTAATACTATCTTTCATAGCTTTTAATCTTTCTATTTCATTATCAAGAGCCTCAATAGTAAGCTCTTGATTTCTAACAACTGCTATTACATTTGCAGATTTATCTTTCAAATCTTGTGTTAATTCAGCAGTCCATATTGCTAACTGAGTACCATCATCTAACATCTCCCCAGTTTCTGCATTAATACCTTGCTCCAAATATTCCATTCTTTCTATATAGTCTTTTGCTACATTATAAAATTTCATTTGTTTCCTCCTATTTTTTAAATATTTTTTGACAAGCTTCTTTTAATTGCTCGTCGGACATTTGCCAAAACACTTCTACTCCAAAATGTTTTAGAGTTTTTTCAAGGTTTTCTCCTGTAACATATTCGGTTAATTTTTCTATCATTCCAGCTCTACTGTTCAAATATTCTTGTGCCTTGTCTTGTTCTTTCTTAGTAGTTTTTTTAGGTTTAGTAGAAAATACAACAGTTCCTTTACTATCTATTATTTTGAGTTCAGTTATAACTTTATCTACAACAATTATTTCTTTAACTGAAAATTTATCTGTTAACGCTAATTTTCCCTCTTTATTTTTTTTGATATATTTACTATCACTTATCCATATAAAAGGTGATGTGTAAAGTTCTCTGCCTATTCCCCAGTTAAAACAAGCTCTTTTGAAACTATCTGAGGCAAGTCCTTTTTCTTTTTCTGTAAAACTTTCAGTTCCTGTATCTTCTTTTTCTACCCATATTTTTTTATCTTCATCATATATAGATACAATGCAATTTGCATTTTCTCTACTGTGTTTTCTTTGCCAATTAAGTGGTCCTACTGTTTCATCTAAGACATCCATATCAACTCTAGCATTTTTATATAACAATAAAGAGAAACCATTTTCCTTTACTGTTTGTGGTTTCACATCTATTTCACTTGCTTTTAATGTTCTGAAATTTAAAATCATCTTTTTCCCTCCTACATCAATTCTTCTAACTTCTTAAATGGATAATTCAAAATTTTAACTATCCATTTAATTTTATGTTTTACTATTTCCTTAATACTTGCCTTTTTAAATTCCATTTTTTCCCTCCATTTCTATATATTTTTCTATTATTTCCACAGCTTCCATAAGTGTTATTCCATCTGGGAAAGGTATTTTATTCCAGTATTTTTTTAATTGTTTACAGTGCATTTTATTCCTCCTTATATCCATTCTTCAAGACCAACAGTCTTAAAGATTTCTTTTAATTCTTCTTTTTTAAAATTACTATCAAGAGTTGTAGCAACTCCATATATTTTTATTTTTTCCATTATTTCAGCTGGTAAATTTAATCCAGCTATGAAGTTATTGACTTCATCAAAAGCCACAACTTCATTTTTAAACCAATCTTGCCAATTAAGGCGAGTTTTGTTGTGTAGGTTTGTTCCTACTAACTGACCTTTATATTTCAAAAGGTCATTTACAAATATGTATTCTTTCCCATTTCTGTCAGTTCTAAGACTGACATTTTCTTTTGCCCAATCTAAGAAAGGTCTGCAATGTCTGTAACCTCTACCTGTTAAATATATTCTCCAATTATTTTTCATTTTTATTCTCCTTTTAATTCTTCTAATTTTTTTATAATTTTATTTATTTTTTCATCTGCATTTTCTAAATCTAAAAAAACATTTTCTGTATAAACAGCACTTTTTAAAACTTCCCAACCACAATAGTAAATTTCTATATTAATACTATTAGTATGTCCAAAATAGCTCATAAAAAAGCTATTTTTAATTTTTTTATTTACTTCTAAACCCAACTCCATTATTTTTAATACTTTTTCCTTATGCAACATCTTTCCCTCCTATTTCATTCCTTTATATAATTTTTCTAAATTTGCTATAGCTACATCTTTCATAGGATGTTTGCTATTTTCTAATTTATTTTTAGTTTCCTCATACCAATTTTTAGATTTTGATTTATTAATGTAATAGCTTTGGTCTATTCCTAAAAAGTCCATTTGTGCTTTTGCTGTTAATTCCACAAGTCCAAATATTATTCTTGTTTCTTCTGATATAAAATATAAATCTTTCATTTTCTCCTCCTATATAAAATCTCTTATTGATAACCCACGACTTCCGTATGGGTCTCTCTTTTCATATTCCCAAGCCGTGATATTCAACTTATCTATTTCTATTTCATTTTCTAAATTGTTTAATGCTTCAATAAACTTATTGAAATTATTAAACTTGTAATTAAATGGATAAGTGCTATCACTGTGAACTGCTGTTATCTCAACATCTATATAACCTTGTTCTTCTGTGCTATCCCAACTAGCAGCTATTGATGTGTATTCATCTTCTAAGTAACTTAAATCTTTTAATTCTGGAAACTGTTTTAATACTTCTGTTCCTACTTTTGTTTTATCTTCTGTGTATAAATTCCATTGATTATTTATGTATTCTAGTGTGAAGTTTTTCATTCTCTCTCCTTTTTTTATACTTTTATAAAAAACTTTTATACTTTTTGTATAAGTTAAACTTAAAAAAAATTGAGTATCTAAATTTAACTTATAACTAATTATACAAAATGTATAAAGAAAAGTCAAGAAAAATTTTTACATTTTGTATAAAATATTTTATAATTAATGCAAGGAGGATTTGCTTATGGAAAATAAATCAGAATTTGCAGTATTTTTAAAAAATTATATGGAAGAACACGAATACAAACTTGAAGCATTTGCAAATAAAGTTGGTTATAGTTTTGGGTTAATAAGCCATTATATTAATGGTAGAAGAAGTCCATCATATAAATTTATAAGAGAATTTTTTAAAAAATTTTCTTTAACTGAAAAAGAAAAAATTGAAGTGTTGGAAATATTAAAGAAAGACAAATTACCAGAAGAAATTATGGAGCTTGAATATTTATCTAATCCTATGTATAGAGAATTAGATAGTAGAGGAAGAATGCAATTTAAAGAAATTATTGAACAATCATCATTAATGTTTAATGATGAAAAAATATCAGAAGAAGATAAACAAAAGGTTTTATTGGCTATTCAAAGTGCTTTTTATGATGCTAAACAAAAAAATAAGAAAAAGAAATAGTTAGGTGAGCAGATGAACATAAAGGTAAGGGTTTTAAATTTAATTACAAAATATAGAACTAGAAATCCTTTTAAATTAGCTAAATCACTAGGAATAATTATAAGATATGATAATTTAGGGGAAGTTAGGGGTTTATTTAAAAAAATTTTAAAAAGAAAATACATATTTATAAATTCAAATTTAAGTGAATTCGACCAAAGAATAGTTTGTTGTCACGAGTTAGGACACGCTATTTTGCATTCGTCAAGTGAATATCAATTTTTGATAAATGATACAAATTTACTAAGAAGAAGTAAACTAGAAGATGAAGCAAATATATTTGCAAGTTATTTATTAATTCAAGATGATGAAGTGTTTGAAGAATATGAGTTTAAAGAAACTAAAACTAATTTTTGGATGTTAGAAGAAATTAAAAAATTGAGAAAAAATTTTTAAAAATTGTTGTATAATAAGATAAACATATAAAATTTTGAGGGAGGATTTTATGAAAAAGATTTTATTATTAATTTTTAGTTGTTTTTTTATTTTTGGTTGTTTTGAACAAAATGGAGATGTGAAAAAAGAAAGTTTAAAAAAAGAAAGTGTTAATGGGGTTAATAAAAAAATAAAATTTTCTGATTTTAAAGATGAAAAAAACAAAGAAAAAGCAAACAAAATTTTCAATGAAGCATTAATTGAACGAAATATTAGTTTAGAGGATTTTAAGGAACTTGTAAAAAGTACTGATGAAAAACTTAAATTTGAAAGTGATGATTTTAATAAAGAACTTAAAGCTGTTCCAGTTGATGAAAAAATAACAGATAAGATAAAAATAGAAGCTTATCAATATAATTTTAATGATGACGATTTTGTTGTGGATTATTATGCAAGAGGAAACATTACATTCACTTGTATAAATGATAGTTATTTTAGTTTTGATAAAATAATAGTATTAACAGATAAAAATAGATATGAAATAACAGGTAATGTATTTTCTCAAGATTCAAATTTTGAAAATGGTAAAAGTTATCAAAGTGTAAAGTATGTGATTGACTCTGATAAATTAAGTATGATATACGATATGGCTCTTTCAGATAATGTTAGAATTAGATTTACAAAAAAAGATAATAATTTAGATTTTACACTTACAAGTGAAGAAATAGATAATATAAAAACAATGGCTGATTATTTTTATTACTCTTTTGTATATACTAAAATTTTTGAAAAAGAAGAAGAAAAATTATAAAACCACTTTAAATAGTGGTTTTTTATTTTAAAATATAATTGCTTGACTTTTACTTATACATAATGTATAATTATTTAAAGGAGGATTTTATGAAAGTAAATAAAAAAAAATTAAAAGATAAATTAGAAAAAATTAGCTTTTCTGACTTAGCAAAATATTTAGGAGTTACAAGAGCTAGTATTTATTACCATTATTACAATTTAAAAAAAGGGAAATTAACTTTAAAATTAGATGTTATTAAAAAAATTTCTGTTTACTTAGTAGATAGAGAGGACTTTTTTTTTGACTAACTCTTATACAAAAAGTATAAAAATCTAAGGCTAGTCCTTAGACCCATAGTCACAAGTTTTTCTATCTCCTCCAAAAATCTGAAAGATGTTTTTCTTGTGGCTATCTGTGTAAGAACTAATCTTACAACGCCAAGACAATAGAGTTTTGGAGTAAAAATGCTAGTCGTATTTTTAAATATTTTTGACCTAGCCGTGCCGATACAAGTTCGTAAAATATTGTATCTATATGTTTTCTTCCGTTTTCTGAGCTTAAAACGGCATTTAAAAAACATTCTAGGGTGTAAACAAGCTAATGGATTTTATAGGACCACATCTGAATTTTAAAGTTAGCCGTACTGTTGTAAGTTCGTCAATTTACAACTATATATTTTGTCGTTCGCAGTTTTATGATGTCAAAACCGACCATCTTACATCTTTACCTAACACAGAAAAGGCAAGACCTAATCTGTGGATAATTCTAGGCAGCTGGTAAAGATGTTTGATGTAAAACTTTTCTTATAGTTTCGTATTAATTCGTATTTTGATAAAAAATACATTGAAACTAAAAGAAAAACTTGTCGTGTTAATTCGTAATTTTTCAAAATTTTTTTAAGACTTTCTGGATAAATATTAATTTTTTCTATATATATCAATGAGATTATTAAGATTTTTTCTGGATAAGTTAATAAGAATATGCATAAAATATTTTGGAATATTTTATATCTTAGTTTCCTATTGAAATTAAATAATATTTTAATACTATAAATATTTTAAAATATTTCAATGTAAAATAATATTCTAAAAAAATTCTAATAATTTTTCTATATATATCAATAGAAAATAAATAAAAATTTTACATATTCTAAAATAATTAATGCATTATTTTACATCAATATTTCCTACTAAATTTCCTACTTCTGAAATGTTGATGATAAAAGAAATATTAACATTTTTCCTACTAATTTCAACTAACTTTATTACTTGAATTAGTGGAGGCTATTCATAGCCTGTCAAAGCTCTGGGTAGTCTTCACTAATTGAATTAATAAAGAGAGAGTTAAGACAGGCTCTCCAAATATACAGGAGGTAATGAAATGGAAAGACCAGGATATTATGGAATATTACCAGCAAATATAAGATATGATAAAAATTTAAAACCTATGGAAAAGATAATGTATTCAGAACTAACTGCATTATCTAATAAAAATGGTTATTGCAATGCAACAAATTCTTATTTTGCAGAGTTATACGAAGTCGGTAAAAATACAGTTAGTTTATGGATAGGCGATTTAGAAAAAGCTGGATATATAAAAACAAAGTTAATATATGAAGCTGGAACTAAAAATATAAAAGAAAGAAGAATATATATTACTAACCCTATCACGAAAAATGATGATACCTATCACGAAAAAGAAGTAGACCCTATCACGAAAAATGATGATACCCCTATCACGAAAAATCGTGAGGATAATAATACAAGTATTAATAATACAAGAATAATATTAAAAGAAAATAAAAAAGAAAAACCAGAACTTATTGACTTTATAACAAGCCAAGGAATTAGTAAAGAATATGAAGATAAACTTTTAGAGTTTTTAGAATATAGAAAAAAGATTAAAAAACCAATAAAAACAGTTAGAGCTATAAATTGTATTTTAAATGAGTTTAAGAACACAGGAGAAAAACACGCTATATCTTGCATAGATTTTGCTATGGATAGAGAGTATATAGGAGTTAAGGCTGATTATATTAAAATTAGCAAAGCACAAAAGGCAGAAATAGAAGTAAAATGGGGGGATTAGTATGTGTGTAACAAGCATTAAAGAACTAGCTGAAAAGATAAAAAACAATGATTTTGATTTTATAGAAAAAAAGTCACTAGAAGTATTAGAAAATGGCGACATAGTCTTAAAAAGATGTGAAGTTTGTGGAGAAGTTGCAGAATACAAAACTCAACAAGGTTACACATTTAGCCGTGATTGTGCTTGTGTGAGAAGTTACAGAAAACAAGCAAGATTAAAAAGATTTAAAGACTTGTCTGTAACTGATAGAAATGCTGGAAGTAACATTTTTTCTAATGCTGTTATTGATAAAACTAATACTGAAGAAAGAGAAATATATAAAGAATTGTACAAGTATGCTGAAGATTTTAACATAGAAAAACACGGATATATCTTTGCTGGCGGAGTTGGAACAGGTAAAACTTTCCTAGCAAATTGTGTTTGCAATATGCTAGATGAAAAAGGCTTTTCAGTATTGAGTTTTTCACTAGGAGCATATTTTAACAAAATTAGAAAAAATATAGATGAGGAAGAAAGTTTCATATCTGCTGTTAAAGATGTGGATTTATTATTCATTGATGATTTAGGAAGCGAATACATCAATAGAGAAAATGGGAAGATGTGGGCAGAAGAGAAGATTTTTAGATTGTTTGATGAAAGATACAGGGTAGGGAAGCCAATCATAATAACAACTAATCTAAAAGTTGGAGAACTTAAAGAGCATCTAAAAATTAATGGAGATGACAAAATTTATGATAGATTAAAAGAAATGTGTAAATATATAGAATTTAATTGGCAAAGTAAAAGAAAATTAAAAGTATAGGTGGAGTAAATGAATGAGTTAGAAAAGTTAAAAGAAGAAAATAAGGAACTAAAAAGACAAATTGAAAAAATTAAACTGTCTTATAATATATTTTTTTGGGCAATAATTACACTAATGATTTTTATAATAAAAATAATAATAGGAGGCTAAAATGAATTTTGATGAAAAAATGGCAAAAGAAATGGAAGAATTTAATGGGAAATATCACAAGGAAATAAGTGATTATGAAAAAATTGGAAATGAAGAAAATTATAGAAAAATTATAATTAATCTTCAAAATTTAAGTGTGTTTAAAATTAAGGAATATCCTAATAAAATAGTTGAAATAGAAATAGGAAAAATAACTATATATTTCTCATTTTATAGTTTTAATTATTGGGATTGTAATGTTGAAATGGCTCAATATTTAAATGGAAAAAAATATAATCTTTATGCTTCAATAGATACAGAATTTATAAATTTAAGAGAACTTGAAAATATGGCAGAATGTATCAAAGAAATTAAAAATATTATAAATGAAGTTATAGGAGGAACAAATGGTAAATAAAAAAATGACAATGAGAGATTATTACAGAGGCTTTATAACAAGAGCTAATAAAGAAGCTGGAATTACTTACAATGCTAGTAAGTTAAATAGCAAGGAAGAATGCGAAGAATATCTTTTAAATTTAATTAAAAATCTAAGACATAAGAAGCAAGATAACAAGGCTTATATCAAAGAGATAGATGACTTAAAAGAAGAAATAGAGATTTTAAAAAAAGATAATAATAACTTAGCTGCTCAAAACAGAAACAGAGATTTTTTGTTTAAATTAGCTAATGAAACTACTGGAGACTATTTCAATGAAAAGTTAAAGCATCATACAACAAAAAAGAAAATAAAAGAATGCAAGAAAATAATTTATAGATTGCTTACAATTAGTGTTATAGAAGCTGTATCAATAGCAATACTTTTATGGAAGTGATAAGATGAAGCAAACCTATACAATACCATACAAGCCTGATAGTATGAATACTCATTGGAGAATAGCAAAGAATGGAGGACAATACTTATCAAAAGCTGGGAGAGAGTTCAGGGATAATGTGCAACAGTTTATCAAATTACAGAAATATAAAACTTTTAAAGACAAAATTAAAGTTAAAATAGAACTATGTTTCAAGAGTAAAAGAGAAAGAGATATAGACAACTATTTTAAAGCTATATTAGACAGTTTTAACGGCTTTCTATATGAAGATGATAAATTAATATATGAATTATCTTCAAGCAAGAAATTAGGCTGTGATAGAGATTATTTTATAATTGAAGTTGAGGAATTAAATGAGTTTTAAAGAACACAACAATAGAGAAATAAGCAAAAAACTAGCTGAATATATAACAGGAACTGAACTAAGAAAATACGTAGCTAAAAAGGTTAAGCAATATGTCAACTTAGAAAATCCAACTGTTTTCGATGGTGCAGTTGGAAGTGGACAGTTAGAGCAGTTTGTTAATCCTTCTGTGCTTTATGGAGTTGATGTCCAAGAAAACTCTATTAATTCAGCTAGACAGAACTTTCAAAATACAGAATTAGAGGTTAAAAGTTTTTTTGAATATGAAAGAGAAAATTTTGAAGTTGATTGTGTAATAATGAATCCTCCATTTTCTATAAAATTTAAAGATTTATCAGAACAGGAACAAAAGAACATACAAAAGCAATTTCCTTGGAAAAAATCTGGAGTTGTAGATGATATATTTGTTTTAAAATCTCTTAAATATGCAAAAAGATACGGTTTTTATATTTTATTTCCTGGTGTAGGTTATAGAAGAAGTGAAGAAATATTCAGAAAACTTATAGGAAATAACTTAGCTGAGTTGAATAGGATTGATAATGCATTCACAGATACAACTATATCTGTATTATTTATAGTCATAGATAAAGAAAAAACTAATAATAAAGTTTTTAGAGAAATCTATGACTGCAAATTAGATAAACAAATTTTTGAAGATGAATGGATTTTAGAAGCTGAATACTTTTGGCAACAACCCCAAGAAGAAAGAAAAGTAGAAGAAATTGATATAAATGCTTTAAATAATCAGACTTCTGAACTTTGGATAAATGGAGTTAAATCAAACTTAGAATTAGATTTATTTTTAGTTAAAGAATGTGGAGCAAATATAGACATATTAGGGAATATTAAAAAGCTAAAATCAATTTGCAAAGAATACGAAAGGAAATTAAGATGTTGCAGAAAATACAAGAGTTCAATGACTGTATCAGAGAAGCAATTGAAATTATTATCTCTCTTCGAGGCAGTGCAGAGGTAAGAATATTTGATATTTTTGATATAAAGTATATGAGTAAAAAAGATATTTTTACAAAGAAAAATATAACATCAGATGGAAAGAATGCAATATTTTATGGAGATATTTCAAGAAAGTATGATTGTTTTGCTCAAGAAATAATAAATAGAATAGATAATGAAAGTTATAAGAAAGCTACCAAAATAAATAAAGGACAAATATTAGTAAATTTAGAAGATTTTGAATATAAAGATATAGGAAGATGTGTTTTATACCAAAATGAAGAATGTGCAGCAATAAATGGTAATGTTGCAATCTTATCATTAAAAGACAGCTTTAAAGATATTATTGATTTAAGGTATATAGCATTTTTAATTAATTATAAAGATACAATTAGAAATTATATTTATCAAAAATCAGCTGGAGAAAAAGTCAAAAGATTAAAAAAAATAGATTTTGAAAATATCTTAATAATTATACCTACTTTAAAAGTTCAAAACAAAACTGTAAATAACTTCATAGAATTAAAAAGACAATTTGAAGATGATATTATTGAAATTAAGAATAAAATAAAATTAATTGATGGATATTCAAAAGTATATGTTGAAAGTATATTAAATTTTAAAAGAAATAATAATATTGAGGAGTTGAATTAATTGATTTACAGATGTAAAAATTGTAATAAATTTATAGCCAGTATAAAAAGCAAAAATAATATAAAAATTAAATGTAAGTCAGTTGAGTATTTAGATGAAAATATTTTAAAAATAAAATGTAGATGTGAGCATATAAATATTGTCAAAATTCAAAATGAAAGCAAAACATAAATAATGAAAGCAAAACATAAATATTGAATTTAATGTATATATATGCTACAATATAGGTAACAATTAAAAAGACCAAGTCGTTAAGTAGAGAAATCTATTGACAGCTTTATAGAATAAAGTAGAAGGACTTAGATAACAAATTAATCAAGATGTAAAAATCTTATTAGTTTTTTATTAAGTCCTTTTTTGTTTTTTTAGGAGTAAAAAATGAAAGAATTGAAAATCATAAATAAAAATATAGATGACATAAAAGAATACGAGAACAATGCTAAGGAACACCCAGATTGGCAAATTGAACAGATAGCAAATTCTATAAACGAGTTTGGATTTAATGACCCAATAGCAATTAATACAGATAATCAAATTATAGAGGGACACGGAAGATTATTAGCAGCTAAGAAATTAGGATTAAGTGAAGTACCTTGTATTGTTTTAGATGGACTTACAGAAGTTCAAGAGAGAGCTTATATCATAGCTCATAATAAAACTACAATGAACACAGATTTTGATTTAGACAGATTACAGTATGAGCTGAATGCTCTGAAAGTAGAAGATTTTGATTTAAGTTTAACAGGATTTAGTGATGATGAAATAGACAAACTTTTAAATCAAGTAGATGACATTAAAGAAAATCAAGAGGAATTAAAAGAAGATTATGAGGAAATAGAAGTTGAAAAAATAGTAATTAAAACTGGAGATTATATAGAACTTGGAAGACACAGATTATTGTGTGGAGATTCAACAAATGAAAATGATATAAAAAAATTATTAAATGGGAATGTTCCAACATTGTTGTTTACAGACCCACCTTATGGAATGAAAAAAGAAAAAGACGGAGTGGCAAATGACAATCTTAATTCTAATGATTTATTGGAGTTTAATAAAAAATGGATACCTTTATCATTAAAGTACATAACTGATAATGGTAGTTGGTATTGCTGGGGAATAGATGAACCTTTAATGGATATTTATTCAGAAATTCTAAAACCTTTAATCAAGGAAAATAAAATCACATTTAGAAATTTAATCACTTGGGATAAAGAAAATTGTCAAGGGCAAAACTGTGAAGATTTTAAAATGTACCCAATAGCTGATGAGAAGTGTTTATTTATTATGAAAGGTGTTCAAGAGTTTAATACTAATTCAGACAATTATTTTGAAGGTTGGGAACCTATAAGACTTTACTTATTGGAGCAAAGAAATAAATGTGGTTGGGATATTCCAACAATGAAAACGATAGCAGGGCATTCAGATAAAAGTAGAGACCATTGGACAAGTAAAAGCCAATGGAATTTACCAACAAAAGATGTGTATTTAAAATTTCAAAAATGGGCTATTGAAAATAATGTGGATGCTTTCAAAAAAGAGTATGAAGAAATTAAAAAAACTTTTTATGAAACAAGAGCATATTTTAATAACACTCATGATAATATGAACAATGTTTGGCATTTTGATAGAGTTGCAGGAGAAGATAGAGAAGAAGCAGGAGGACACGCAACACCTAAACCCATTGAATTATGTGCAAGAGCTATAAAGAGTAGCAGTAGAGAAAATGACAGTGTACTTGATTTATTTGGAGGAAGTGGAAGCACTTTAATAGCTTGTGAACAATTAAATAGAAGTGCTTATTTAATGGAGCTAGAACCTAAATGGGTACAAGTAATTATTGAAAGATATTTAAAATATACAAATGACAAATTTATAAAAATAAATGGAGAAGAAATTGACTGGTTAGATTATAAAGTAGGTGATAACAATTGCAAAGAGTAAATATGAAACAGATGTCAAACCAAGACTTGTAGAGATAGAAGCTTGGAAAAGAGATGGATTAACAGATGAACAGATATGTAATAACTTAAATATAAGTATCCAAACATTTTATACATATAAAAGCAAATATATTGAGTTTTTTGAGGCTATAAAAAAAGGTAAAGAAGTTGCAGACATAGAAGTGGAGAATGCTTTATTTAAAAGAGCCATAGGATACAAGTATAAAGAAGTTATAAAAGAAGTAAAAGAGATAGACGGAAAGAAAAGTACATATATTAAAGAAGTAACAAAAGAAATGGCAGGAGATGTAGCAGCTCAAATATTTTGGTTGAAGAACAGAAAATCAAGTAAATGGAAAGATAAACAAGACATAGACATAGAAGATAACAATGTATCTATAACTATTAATGGAGTTAAAAGAAATGGAAATTAATATACAAGCTAATGAGCATTTTATTGATTATCTAAATAACTGGGATAAGAGGTTTTATTACATCGTTGGAGGATATGGAAGCAGTAAATCATACCATACAGCCTTAAAACTAGTATTAAAGGCATTGCAAGAGAAAAGAAGAATATTAGTAGTTAGAGCAGTTTACAGAACTATAAAAGAAAGTTGCTTTTCATTGTTAAAAGGAGTTATCAGCAACTATAACTTAAATAGCTTTTTTATATATACAACCAGTCCTTTACACATTAGAGGAAGAAATGGAAGCGAATTTATCTTTATGGGGCTTGATGACGCTGATAAATTAAAGTCTATTGATAATGTAGATATGATTTGGATTGAAGAGTGTTCAGAAGCAAGTTACAACGCTTTTAATGAATTAAATGGAAGATTAAGAACATTAGGAAAAGACTTACATATATTCTTAACTAATAATCCTGTAAGTGTAAATAACTGGACTTATGAAAGATTTATTAAAAAAGCTGGAATAGATGAAGAAGAACTATATCAAAAAAGAATTATATTAACAGATGATACTTACTACCATCATTCAGTTGTTGAGGATAATGCTTTTGTTACCGATGAATATATAAAACAATTAAAGAATTTTGAAACTTATGATATTGAAAGATACAGAATAGCATATCAAGGAAGATTTGGAATAGTTGGAGAAAGAGTATTTAATAATATTCAAAAATCTAGTGATACAGAAGTACAAGCAATTATGCAAGAATTAAGTAAATCAGGACTTGGAAACTTATATGATGGCTTAGATTATGGGTTTAGTATTTCATATAATGCTTTAGTTAGAATGGCAGTAGACAGGGAGAATAATGTTTTGTATGTTTATGACGAAGTTTATAACAAAAATTTAATTACAAGCGAATTAATTAAATCTATGGAACATATCAAAAAAAGACATAGAGAAATAATAGCAGATAATGCAAGACCTGAAACAACTGAGGAAATTAAAAGATCAGGTTTTAAGATAATAAATTGCGAAAAAGGTCCAGGAAGTGTATTAGATGGATTGCAGAAATTAAAGAGTTTTTACAAGATTATAGTTTCTGATAAGTGCATAAATACATACAGAGAATTAATAGAACTATGCCACGAGCAAGATAAGAACGGAAATTACTTAGAAGATAAATTTACCATAGACCCACACACAGTGGATGCTATGAGATATGGATTAGAGAAGTACAGACAAATTAGCTTTAAAAATGGAAAAATTTTTAAAATTACAGGAGCTTAAAATGGAAAAATCAAGGATATTAAAAGCATATAACGAGTATATTCAAACTGATATTCACAGAAATTGTGAAAAATATAGGAAGTTATCAGATGGTAAAAGTGCAGATGTATTTTTTGCAGATGTAAAAGCAAGAGTAAACCTTGAATATATGGGAATAGTAGACAAACAAGGCTATATGAATACTTATTCTATTAATAAAAATAGCTTAACAAGCAATAGCAGAGGTTGCAGTCTTAAAGACTTAGTTGTAGGTAATGGACTATTACAAGCAACAACAAGACTTTATGCTGAATATGCAACAAGTAAGAAGTTAGTAACTAATCAGAAAGATTTTGACCTTATAAAAGATTTTGATTTAGATGATTTACTAGGTAAAACTATAGTTATTCAATCTTGGGCTGGGAAATTACTTTTAAAAGGAGTTACAGAGTTAGATAGATTTAGTTTTTATCCAGTTACTCCAAAAGATTATTTTCCAATTAGGAATCAATATAATCCAAAATTAATAGATGGATATGTAATTTATAACTTATCAGAAAATGATAAAAGTAAGAAAACTCTTATTTGTGAAGTTTATGAGTTAAACAGCATTAAGTACAAAGCATATAAAATAACTGATAATTCTATAACTGAGATAAAATATCCTTTTGATTTATCTGATAATGGAATGGTTGCATATGGCTTAGGCTATAAAGATAATCAAGCTCAAGGTTGGGCAGTAGTAGAAGTAGAGAACATTTTTGGTAAAAGTGATTATAATGATGATTTAGTTGGAAATGTAAGGGAATTAGTAATTGGAGATACTTTAACATCACAAGCATTTCAAAAGGTTGCTAATCCATTGTTGCAAGTTCCAGACAGTGTAATAGAAGTTGATAAAAATGGGCGTAGCACTGTAAGACTAGATGGAAGAGTAATTGTTGTAAATAAAGATGATAAAGAAGTCAAGCAAGTGCAACTTGAAACTAAGACACAAGAATGGAAGTTACACAAAGAAGACATCAAAAATGATATTTATAAACAATTAGGAGTAAATGACCTAGCTTTTGGAATTGATTTAGGAGGAAGCATATCAAGTGGAGAAGCTAAAAGAAGAAGTTTGGAAAGGACTATTGCAACAGTTGAGAGCAAAAGGACTAAATGTATCACAGGAATAAAAAGCATCATTCTATGGGGATATAAGAAAATAAAAGGTGAAGAAATTGATTTACAAATAGAAACACAAGATATTTTAAGTTTATCACTAACTGAAAAAATGTCTATTGTAGTACAAGGTATCCAAAATAATGTAATGAGTTTAGAAACAGCTATCAAGTTTTTAGGTATTTTAGGAGAAGAACCAGATAAAGAAATAGGATCAATAAAAACTAATATAAGTTATCAAGAAAAACTTATAAATATTTTAAATATACTTGCTGGAATAACAAGAGAAGAGCAATTACAAGTTAAACTTGAAGAACTTTCAAAAGATATAATGAAAGATTTAGGACTAGAAGTAAAGGAGGAATAACATATGTTCCCAGTTGCTCAAGAGAATAAATTAAGATTGATATTTCAGTTTTATACAAAAAAGAGAGTTAAAAGAGCAAAAAAATATATAAATGCAGGACAACTACCATTATTTGAATTAACAGATGATGAAAAAAGAAACATTATAAAAGAATTAACAAAAGTTGCTATTGAAGTTAATTTATCAACATTTGAAAGTTGGAGAACTTTAACAGATGAAGATTTAAAAAGAACTGATTTAGAAGGTGCTAAGTACTGGATAAAAAAGAATTATGATTTATTTAATAATACATCAGTTACAGCAGATAAGTTAATGGATATAAGGCAACAAAGGATAATAGATACAATTAAAAATTATAATAGAAATTTAGATGTATTAAAAAATGGAGAAGTACCAAAGTCTACGTTAAACGCATTGAAGCAAGATATAGCAAATAATAGAGCCAGTAAAGAGATTAAAGATATTGTTAAGAGTATAGAGAATGGAACATACACTCAAAACGATATTAATAATTTACAAAAATGGCTAACAAAAAGAAATGAAAATCTTGCAAGAAATGAAACTGGAAATTTATATGCACAAGAGGTTAAAGACTTGATGATTGAGAATGGTATAGAGCATTTTGTTTGGCATACTATGAAAGATGACAGAGTAAGAGAATCGCACGCTGAACGAGAGGGCTTAGTATTTAGTATCAATGATGAATTACCAGGAGAAGATTTTAATTGTAGATGTTGGGCTAAGCCAATAAGATTAAATTAATTTTGTGTGAGAAATTGCACGAGAGGAGCAAAGAATGGAATTAAAAGACGGAGTTTTAATATTAACAGATGAAGAAAAGAAAATGCTAGGAAGTAATGAGGGTAAAAAATGGCTAACTGATAACAAGTTTATGATTGAAACAGTAAAGGAAGTAGACAAGCCAATTACAGCAGAGGCAGTAACTAACTTTATAAGTAAAAATCAAAGCTTATCAGACAAAATTTATAATGAAAGTGCTATTAAATTTTTAAAATCAAAATTAGGAGATAAGGTAACTTCTGATGATTTAGGAAAAGAAATAGTATTTAAAAATAGTTTTGAAGATTATAAAAAAGAAGCCATAAAAACAGCAGCAAGTTTTGCACTAGGAGCAATATCACCTAAATATAGTTCAATGCTTGTAAATGCAGTGGACTTCTCTAAATTAGATATTAAAGATGGAAAGATTACAGGTTTTGATGAACAAGTTGCTAATTTTAAAACAACTTATCCAGATTTATTTAATGAAAAGGGAAGCACTACACCACCACCATTGCCAACTAATGATGGTAATTCAAAAGTTAAATATGAAGACTTTATCAAGATGTCAGATGTAGAAAAGGCAAAATTAACAGATGAGCAATTAAAGGAAATATTAAGAGAAAAATAGGAGGATATAAATATGTCATATCAAACTTTTAAACCAGAAGTATGGGCAGAATTAACAAATAGAAACTTAAATAAGCAATTAGTTTTTGGTGCATTAGCAAACAGAAATTATGAAGGAAAAATAGAAAATATGGGTAGCTCTGTAAGAGTGCCAAGTATAGGGTCAGTTACTGTTGGAGATTATACAGGAGCAGATATAACATTCCAAGAAGATACAGGAGCATATCAAACAATTAATATTAACAAAGCTAAATATTTTGCTTTAAAAATGGATGATGTTGATAAAGCTCAAGCTATACCAGGAGTTATAGAAGCATTAACAGACCAAGCTATTTATGAAATGGCTGATGTTGTTGATACAGAACTTGCTAAATTATATGCAAAATGTAAAAGTAAAGTTGCTGGTGTTATAGGTACTGATAAAGTATCAGATAAAATTATAGATTTAGCAGTAAAAATGGATGAAGACAATGTCCCTACTGCAAATAGATGGCTTGTAATTTCGCCTGAAATTTATGGACAACTTATAAAAGAAGTTCCAACAATTTCAAAAGGGGAAAATACACTAGGAATTAATCAAAGCTATTTTATTGGAAGCTGGGGAGGATTTACTATCTATAAATCTAACAATGTGCAAAGAACAGCTAAAAAATATCACTGTATGGCAGGAGTAAGTGCTGGATTAACTCTTGCAATGCAAATAAACAAAATGGAAGCTGGAAGATTTGAAAAATCATTCGGAGAATATGTAAAAGGATTACAATTATTTGGTTGTGATGTTATGGAAACAGAAACAGGTAAAACAAAATTACTATGTGAATTAGAAATATCACAAGCATAATGGAGAGTTAAAAGCTCTCCCCTTGTTTTAAGGGGGATAAATGATAGGTTATGTAACATTAGACGAAGCAAAAGAATTTATAAAAAATAGATATGAAGAAGTATCAGATACAGAATTATCAAAAGGCTTGTATAAGGCATTAGATAAGATTGAAAGTTTAATGATTAGAGATAGTGGAAAATCGGATAAACAAGAATTAATATTTCCTAGAATTGATGAAGAAAAAGTACCTGATGAAATTAAAAAGGCACAGATATTAGAAGCATATTCAATAGTTAAAGACTTGGAAGATGACAATACAAGTGATATTGAAAAAGGCATTACTAGTAAATCAATAGGGGATATGTCTATAAGTTACACAACAAACAATGTTAATAAAATAGGAAATATTGTTTTTGCGAATTTACAAGCTAAGGCTATTTTATATAAATATGTGAGAAAAACTTATGATTGGAGTTAATGTAAAATTTACAACTGAAAGTTTAAAGAAGTTTGCAGAGATAGAAAAGCAATTAAATCTACTAGCAAAATGGAAACTTGTAGTGCAATTCAACGAAGATAATACAGAAGAAAATGGGCAAAAGGTTGAGTTAATAGCAATGTGGTTAGAATATGGAAAAGAAGGTTTTAATGTTCATTATCCTGCTCGTCCATTTTGGAGAACAGCAATAGATGCGAATATGCAAAAAATAATGAATAGATTTATTCATAATGCTAAACAGGTAGCAGAGGGCAAAATGCAAGCCAAGCAATGTTTTGAAGATATAGGAAATCAAGTTGTTAAATATATTAGAAAAAGTATAGAGCAAGGAAGCTGGGCAGAACTTGCAGAAAGCACTATAAAAGCAAAAGAAAGAAAAGGAAGTGGAATAAAACCTTTAATTGACACGAGAACAATGGTTAATAGTTTGGAGTATATAGTTAAGGAGATTTAAAATGAAATTCAAGTTATCGCAGTTTGCTAAAAGTGAGTTAAGAAAATATCAAGTAACTAGAAAATCTGGATATGATATGCATAACCCAGATGGAGCAGAAGAAGTTTATCATTGGGATATGGTTATTTATAAGAAAACTCTAAGGGTAGCAACAGCGGATCCTAATTCAGCAATAAAAGTTTTAAATCAACTTAACGGAAAGATACTTAAAAGCTATGGATTAAAACTAGGCGATATTATAACAGTTGAGAATATCAATTATAGAGTGGTTGAGATATTACCAAGATTATATGCAGATTTTAATGAGTTTGTGCTGGAGATGATGAAAGATGAATAACATAGATTTAGAAATATTGTTCCTGGACAAAATAAAAGAATTAAATAATAAATTTCAAGTTATACCATTTGAACATCTTTCAAAAGTAAATGGGCAACTGAAATTACCAAGAGTAATAGCAAGGACTATTTCTAATAATGTTATTCATAGATATACAAACGAAAGAGAAGATACAGAGAAATACGGAGTATTTAAACAAACAAATATAAACAAGCATATAATAAGTTTTTCATTTACTCTAAGTAAAAAAGACAGTTTTATAGATGTAGCAGTAATTAGAGATTATTTCACAAATATAGAAGCTATAAACTGGTGGATTAAATTAAATGGACTGAACTTAGTTATTGAAGAAGTGGGAGAACTAAAAGACATTACAGATTATACAGCAAGTGATTTACTTGAAAGATATGTATTTGATGTGATAGTAAGAACTTCTAAGGAACTAAGAACAGAAATAGAAATTATAAAAGATGTAGATTTTGAAATAAAAGGAGGTAATTAATGGGAATAATATTAGGTGCTGAAAAGAAAATAGTATTTTTAAATACACACAAGCCTAGTCCAGTGGACCAAGCAACAGTCAATATTATAGGTGTATTTAGTACTAAGAAAGCTATAACAGAGCAATTAATAACAAGTATAAAAGATGTAACAGGGGTTAGTGCTTCCGATGATATTTATAAGATATTACAAGCAGTTTTTAATGGTGGAGCAAAACAAGTCTTAGTATTTGGTAAGGTAGTAACTGGAAATAATTATAAAGAATTGTTTGATAGTGTTAAAAATGACTGGTTTGGTACTGTAACTGATGAAACTGATATTGAAAAAATACCTTTAATTTCTAAGGAAATTGGAGCAAGACAAAAAATGTTATTTGCACAAGTAAAAACAGATACAGATATTATGACAGCAGAAGCAAAAATCAAAGCAGTAGCAGAGGATACAACAGCTTTATTTTTCAGTAAAAATGATGAATTAATAGCAGGAGCAGTTGCAGGATATTCAATACCACAATTTCCGGGAAGTGTTTTAATAGCTAATAAACTTATAAATGGAGCAGTTGAAAGTGGTCTGACTGGAGCAGAACAAGGAGTATTAGACAAGAATAAATCTAACTATGTTGCAAGAATGAAAGGTCAATTAGGGCTTGCTAATGGTGTAACTGTAACAGGCGACCCAATAGATTTTATCCACTGTGTAAAGGCTTTACAATTTAGACTTGAAGAAGATATTACATTATATTTAAAAGCTACTCCTAAGCCTACATTTGCAGATGTAGACCCATTGAAAGCAGTTATTTTAACTAGATGTAAACAGTTCGAAAGAATGAAATCATTGATTGAAGATAAAACAATAGTTGATATAGTGCCACTTGAAGAAATACCAAAGAATGACATATTAAATGGTAAATTAACAGGTGTAAAAATCACAGTTTATTATGCTTATGGTATTAGAGAATTATCAGCTGATTTATTCTTTGAAGTTTAGGAGGTGCTATAAATGGCTAATATATATAATTATGATAGTAAAAACTATGAATTAATCATAGGTAAAGCAAGAGTCGATGACTATGCAGAAGATACAAAAATCACAATAGAGTATGACAGTGAATTTAAAAGCATTACAAAAGGAATTGATGGAGCAAGAAGTATTAACCAACACAATGATTATGACGCAGTTATAAAGTTTAAAATATTACAAAACTCTCCATTAAATTTAACTTTTAAACAACTTGCATTAACAGAGGGAGAAAAAGGAACTTTCCCAGTTACATTTATAAATAAAGGATTAGATGGAACATTAGGAGCATTCTCAGCAAAAGGTTTCTTTAAAAAAATACCTAATTTAGAAATAGGTACAGATGCAAAAGCATTTGAATGGGAAGTACAATGTATAAATTTAAAATTAGCTTAATAGAGTAGTTTTTACTACTCTATTTTTGGAGGTAATAAATGGAAAAGAAAGTAATTAATGTAAATAATTTTGATGTAACTGTAATGGAGCAACCAGCTAGCTATGTTCTTAACTTAGAAAAGAGAATAGGAAGAACTAGAATAGTTGATTATACAAAAGAAATTTTAAAATATCCTAGTGGAATTAATCCAAAATTAGAGGATATTATAGAAGTTCCAGAAGTTATAAAACATAATGATTTAGAGTTAAAACTTGATGAAAATGGGATATATACAATGGAGCAACTATTTTTAGCAGGAATTGACAGTGTAGTTTTCACAGGAGAAAAGTTTTTAAAACTATTAAATAAAAACATTGATGAATTTAAGTATAAAGAAATAGAAGAAATAGGACTATCAGTTTGGGAGCAAGTAAAGAATATCGCCTTTTGTGGTTTTATTATGAATACATTTCGTGGAATGTAACTTAAATTATAGTGCAGAAAGTATTGAAAATATGATAATTGTATATGGATATTTTATAAGAGATTTTGAAAGGGCAGAAAATTATTCAGTTAAAAGATTAGAGGAATATTTAGATAGAATTTCAAAAATGAATGAGGTGCAATAATGAGTACAGTTGGAGCATTAAAATTTAATATAGATACTTTTTTAAATTCAAAAGGCTTTCAACAATTTAAAGCTAATTTAAAAGAAAGTATGAGTTTAAGTCAAAGATTTAAGAGTGTAACAGGTAGTACATTAGGAAAATTAGCTATTGGTTATTTTTCTATAACTGGGCTTGTTAGTCAATATAACAAAGCAGTTGAAGCAAGTAACTATCAAATAGAGCAAGAAGCTAAGTTATATAACACTCTAAGAGCTCAAAATTTTAGAGATGAACAAATAAAGTCAATTATAGATATGACAGGAGAATTACAAAAATTAGGAGTTGTAGGAGATGAAGTAACTCTTGCAGGTGCTCAACAACTAGCAACTTATAGATTACAAGAGAACAGCATAAAATCATTATTACCAACTATGCAAGATTTATTGGTTAAACAAAAAGGTTTGAACGGTACTGGGCAAGATATGGAAGCTATTGCTAATGTTTTTGCTAAGGCTATGAATGGGCAAACAATGATTTTAAAAAGAAATGGAATTATTTTAAATGAAAGAGAAGAACAGTTATTAAAAGTAGGAACAGAAGAACAAAAGGTTGCTCTACTTGCAGAAGCAGTAAGAAGAAGCGTAGGAGAGCAAAACAAAGAAATGTTAAAAATGCCTGAGGGTAAAATTATTAATGCTAAGAACAGAATAGGAGATTTATATGAAACTTGGGGAATGTCTATAAGAGATACAAGAGCTAAGTTTTGGGAATTTATAGCAGAAAATGCAGATGGTATTCAAGATATGATTACTAATGTTTTCAAAGCAGGTGGAAGTTTTGTAGATACTTTTATGGGAGTTTTTAGAGATATTAAAAAAGGTTTTAATGCTTTACCTGATGGAGCTAAAACAGCATTTAAGGTTATAGGTGGTTTAGCACTTGCAACACAATTTCCACTTGTTACGTTAGTACTTGCTATCGAAGATGTATTTGCAGCATTTCAAGGCAAAGAAAGTTTTACAGAGGACGCTATAAATGCACTGTTAAAATTTACAGGTACTGATTATAGATTTGCAGATTTAAGAAAAGGTGTATCTGATTTTTGGAAGTTATTTACAGAGGGCGCAGATAGTGGAATAGAAAAAATTACACTTACAACAAAAGTCTTGAGCGATTTGCTTGATATCTTAAAAGGTGGGTCAGGATTGCTACAAATGATATGGGGAGGTACTGCTGGTTTTGCTTGGGATAACACAAAGAATGTTTTCAAAGTTCTTACAGGAGATTTTGAAAATGTAAATTGGGATAATTCAATTTCAAACATAAAGAACGGTTGGAGTAAATTACACGGTGCTGGGCAACATATGAACGAAACTGGCGTAATGTATGATAATTATTTACTTGAAGAAGCCGTAAAAAATATAAAGAAACAGACAGAAGCTGATGAGTATAGAAGAAAAAATCAAGGAAATGTTGGAGTACCAGTTGAAAAAGATTTAGTAATACCATATCAACCTGTTAATTCTGGTGTTGTTACCGATTTTAATAAATTGCTTGAGCCTAAAACTTTTGATAATAAAGTTATGAACGGAACTAAAAAGGCAGTAACAGCTAATCAAACAGTTAATTATAACCCTACTTATAAAACCGATGTAACAATAAATGAAAGTAAAGATGGTAAAAATGGTTTTGAAGATATAGTTAAAGTTTTAAGAGAAAAAGATAAAGAAAATTTAGAAAGGATAAAAGCACAAGCAGGAATGGGATTTTTATTTTAGGAGGATATTATGAGTTTTTTTAAACAAGCAGTTGATATGGCTTTAAGTATGTTAGAAAACTCTAATCAAAGTTATATCCAAGATATACCACTTGAAGTTATATCGGAAAAATCAAGAAGTTTACCAATGACACTGCCAACTAAAAGGGTCGAAAATGGCTTTAATATAAGTGATAGTGTTAGAAAAGAGCCAATGATAATTAATATAACTGTTGTAGATAATAGCAAAGACTATTTATTAAACAGAGATAAATTAATGAAGTTACAAGAGTTAGGCGAAGAAGTACAGTTTGTTTTTTCAAATCGTGATACTTATGATCATATGATAATAGAAAATATTGAAGAAATAGAAACAAAGGACCAAAAGTTTGGATTTACCTACTACATAACATTAAGACAGATACAAGTTGGAGAAATAAAAGAAAATGATGTAAAGATGGATAGCAAGAAAGCTAAAACTTCTGGTGGTAAAAAGAAAAGGACAACAGCTAAAGTAAACACTCCAACAAGCGCAGAAAAAAGTAAAGTAAATAAAGTTACAAGCAAAAAGCAAGAAAGAGGTAAAAGCACTTTAAAAAATTTAGATGGATAGGAGAAAAAATGAAAGCAATAGAAATTGATGTTACAGATATAGAAAGTAGAGGAATAATAGCAGAATTACCTAATAATATCAATTTAGAGCTAATTTATAATACTTATGATAGTTTTATATATCTTTCAATTTTAGATAGCTTAAATCAAAGAATAACAGGTTTTAATAAGCTAGTGCCTAATATTGATTTTTTAAGTTTAGTAAGAAATGAAGAAAACTTACAATTAAGATGTATTAAAATTAATGAATTTGCAGAAGAAAAAGATAAAATTACTCCTCAAAATCTTAATAAAGATTATAAGTTCTTTTTAATAGGTGATGAATATGGCGAAGTTATGGAAGCAAGTTAGACTTATAACAATAGGAGAGATAATTTTTGATTATGAGCAACTAGACATTGATTTTGAAGTTAAGTGTACTGATGATAATAAGAGCGATATAGCAACTATAAAACTATACAACTTATCAGAAACAACAAGGCAAAAATTAAAACTTAATCAAGATGTGTCTATTGATGCAGGATATAGAGAATTGCACGGAGTTATTTTTAATGGGATAGTTGAAAGTATAACAACTTCAAGAGATGAGAATGATTTCATAACTATTATTGAAGCTACTCCAAATAATAGAGCTTATACAAACACTATTATAAATAGACAATTCAAGGCTGGAATTAAGGCAAGTGAAGTTATAAAGCAAATTGAAAAAATGTGTAATTTTACTATGGATATAAAAGAATTAGGAAAAGATACAGTATATCCTAATGGCAAGGTATTTAGTGGAAGATTATCAAATGTGATCCCAATTCTTGCAAGAGATACAGGAACAATAGCAAGATTTACCAATACAACTATTGAATTTAAGTTACCTAACAAAGTATATTCAAGTGTTATTCATTTAGGAGGAGAACAAGGTTTAATCAGAATAGATAAAAAAATGGATAAGGCAGACATAAAAAAAGATGAAAAGAAAGCTAGTAAAAATAGTAAAAGCAAGAAAAACAATAATAAAACATCTGAGAAAGGTAAACAAAAGTTTGATATTGAATGTTTATTAATTCCATTAATTAAAATAGGGCAATTATTAGAGATTGAAAGCACAACTTTTAAAGGAAAAGTAGTTGTAAAAGAATGTGATTTCTCAGCAAGTGGAGTTGAAACATTTAGTGCAACAGCAACAGTAGAGGTGGTTTGATGATAGAAGTTATAAAAGCATTAATAGATGATAGTTTAAATGAACTCCATACAAGTTTGCCTTGTAAGATAATATCAGTTAATCACAGTGCTGGGACCTGTACAGTTCAACCTCTTGCTAAAAGAGAGCTATGCAAACAACTTATAAATTATCCTCCACTTATAGATGTAAGATTAGATTTTCTTAAATTCGGTGGATGGAGTTTTCAAATACCTCGTAAAGTTGGAGATATTGTATGGGTTGGGTTTTCAGAAACTGCTTTATCTGATGAAACAAGCCTTGAAAGATTTAGTTTAAATGAGCCTTATATTATAGGAAGTTGTGAAAAAGGTTTTGAAGATAATGGAGATGACATAATATTACAAGGTAAAGGCACTAGAATTGAAATTAAAGGTAATGGAGATATAACAATACTTGCTGGAAGTAATGAAACAACTATCACAAGTAATGTTACTTTAAATGGAAATTTAACTATAAATGGTAATACAACTCAAACTGGTAATACTAAACAGACTGGAAATGTATCAATAACTGGTGGAGTTACAGCAACAGAAGATGTACAAGGAGCAGGTAAAAGTCTTAAAGGACATACACATACTTATAGACCTGGCGACCAAAGTCCAACATCAACAAGTAGTGCTAATTAGGAGGGTTAAATGACAAGTCCAAAATTAGATAAAGATTGCGAACTAGTATTTAATAATGGAGTATGTGAAATTGTAAGTAATGCAGAAGATTTAGTACAAGCTATTAGAGTTGAATTAGAGCAAAACAAAGGACAGTTTGCATTAAATACAGCTTGGGGTACTCCATACTTAAATGATACTAACACAGGCATTTTACAATTAAAAGATAATAAAAATAGGATAATTCAAGAAGTTAGCAAAGTTATAAATAAATATGATGGTGTAGAAAAAATTGAAAGCATTGAATTTGAAGATAATATTTTAGTTGCTAATATAAGAATTAATGGGGAGGTGTACACAATTTGATAACAGATAAAGGTTTTATAGTGCCAACAATAGATGAAATTTATACAAGAAAATTAAATGATTTTAAAAGTGTAAAGCCTGACCTAAGAGAAACAGATAGTAATATTATAGTTGCTTGGCTAAGGTTTGATAGTGCTGAAGAGTATGACAGCTATTTACAAGCATTATCAGCATTCAATCAATTATCAGTTTACACAGCAACTGGGAGTAATCTAAATGCTATCACAAGCCATTTAGGTATGACTTGGAATAAAGCTAAAAAAGCAGTTGGTAAGATTACAGTTACTTCCGAGATAGGAACGCAGATACCACAGGCTTGGGGTGTAGAAACTAAATCAGGAGTTAAGTTTGTAACACTAAATACATCTACTATTACAACTACTCAAAGAGAAACAGATATTGAAGTAATAGCCTTAGATGGTGGAACAGATGGAAATGTAAGTGCAGGAGCAATAACAGAACAAACAGAGATTTTAACAGGAGTTATATCAATTAATAACAAATTAAATACTCTTGGTGGTAAAAATTTAGAAACAGATACAGAGTTAAGAGAAAGATATTTAAAAAGATTAGATAGAAAAAGTTCGTTTACAACAGAGGGCATAAAAAATTACATACTCCAAAATACAAATGTACAGAAGTGTCAAGTTATAGAAAATGATACAGATGATTTTGATAGTGATGGAAGATTAGCACATAGTTATGAATGCATATGCTATGGGGATACTAATGATAACATTTTAAAAGCATTGTATGAATATAAAATCGCAGGAATAAGAACAGTTGGAGATATTACAAAGAATTTTGGAGAAATAACAGTAGGTTTTACAAGACCAACTGAAAAGACTATATATTTGAAAGCTGAAGTTGAAGCAGTTAAGGAAATTTGGAAAGACGATTTTAAAAAAGTAATAAAAGATATTTATTTAAGATATCTTGATGAAGTGGAGCCAGCAGGAACTATTTATCTATATAAATTAATTGGAGAAATTTATAAAAATACAAGTGGTATAAAAACACTAAAACTCAAATTAGGAGATGTAAAATACAGCGAGAGGGAAGCCGATTACAAATTATCTACTAAGGAAGTTGCAGTTGCTAATGAAAATGACATAACTATTGAGGTTAATCAATGATTTTAAGTCGTGTCCCTCATATATATCACGATACAGTATATTCTAAAAAAATGTTTGAAATATCAGAAAATAAACATTTTAGAATAAGAGGTATTTACAATTTAATTTCCAATTTTAATGATATAGATAAATCAGAAGGGTATCTATTGGATCTACTAGGAAGTAATTTTAAAATTCAAAGAAATGGTTTGAATGATATTGAGTATAGAAAAATATTGAAGTTTGAAATATCATTATTACAATTCTTAGGAAGTCCACAAGAAATTATAAGAATATTATCAGAATATTTTAAATTAAATGAAACTGAATTTAAAATACTTGAATTATCTGGAAAAATTGTTATAAGCATTCCTGAAAAGATAGATAAAAAAGAGGTTTTTAGTTTAGTTAGAAAAATTAAAGGTGCAGGTGTAGGTTTAGAAATTATCAATGGTATTTATGTAGAAGATTATTTAATTTCTGAGTTACACGAAATGACACTTGAAGAAATAGAAAAAATTACATTAGCAAGAGATGAATATTATATTGAAATGTATAGTTTATCAGAATTAGAAGAAATGAGTTTAGAACAAATAGAAAAAATTAAAATTTCAAGGAGGTAAAAATGGCACAATGGATAGAAGACCCACAAGGTAGACCAGAGGTTGAAAAAGTTACAAATGAACTAAAATTACCAGTATGGAAAGCAAATCATAAAGGTAAATTTAGAGAGTTTTGGAATGAAGTATGGGAGAAAATTGAGGATTATATTTTAAAGTTAAAAGGTGATACAGAAAAGAATTCAAAAGGTTTAAATGATAGGCTTGTATCAGCAGTTGGAAAACATGATGGAGATTTTCCTATTTCAAATGCTGTTGTTGGGAATGTCTATTATTCAGAACTAACAAAAAAATATTATAAGTGTAAAATTGGTGGACCTGCTCCTATGCCAAACGGAAATTTTATAGATATGTCTATATTAGAAAATCTTAATAGATTGGAAAATTTGTTAACATCTGACAATTTTAATTCTCAAAATCAAGGATGGTTTAAAATTGCTGGAAGGCTCATAGTTTATGGG